TTTTTACATCCGCGACAAAAGAGCCTGTGATGTTCGGCAGTCCGGCCTCCACGGTTGTGCCCGCTGCGTGGGCATAGCTTGCACCCATCAGCACCCGGTTTTGCGCAATCTCCTGCCATGTACCGCCGAACAGTGCGGCGGGGCTGGTGGGGTCTTCCGAAATCCAAAATTTGATTTTGGCATGGTCTTCTGCCAGAGCGTCTGCAATCAAGGTCTTTACAGCGTCTGCGCTTATCACGCCTTTCAGCGCGTCGCCAACAGCCTTTGCGTCAGCCGGAGCGCCCTCGACGCTCAGCGTCTTGTCGGTGCTCACGATGGCCGCAGCCCTGTCCGCTTCAGCTTTGGCAGAAGCGGCAGAACTTTCCGCGCTCTTTGCGTCTGCGGACGCTGACTGTGCATCTTTGCTTGCGCTGGCTGCGGCAGAATTTGCGCTAGATGCAGCCGAAACGGCTTCTTCTTTTGCGTTAATTGCTCCCGCAACGGTACTAAGTTCATTAAGAGTAGCCGCATTGATTGGCGTTCCTTCTTTTGTTGGCTCGTCATTTCGGATAAGAGTGACAATTTCGGATGTTCCATCCGATTTTACCATTGTCCACCGACCCGGATATTTCGCCACACGGTCTTCAAAAACCATATTGTCCATCTCCTGTCATGTATTCACCGGAAAACGTAACGTATGTTTTAGCAAGCGTTTCAATGTCGAACAAAATTTGCTCAATTTGATTCATCGTTGAAAAATCGAGTTTGTTCATGCTTTCTGGCGTATCTGCAATAACAGATGGGCCAGAGCATTTAGCGCGAATGGAGTTGATGTTAGAAAGCCAACGTGTTGCATCGGAGATTTTCATATATCCATCGACTGTCCAATCAGTCCGAACAGAAACAGACGCGCCAACAATGGAGCCAAGCTCTTGAATGCCGGATTCTATGCGGTTAAAATCCGTATAGCTTAAAGCGCCCTTCATTCCGGCAAGCCATTCCGATTGTTCGGCTTTTGTCCACGTGCCTGTTCTCGCCTTTGCGGTAATTTCTTTCACGCGGTCAACATCTGATTGCGTGCGGTCTGTAATCCAACGAGCCATAAATTATTCTTCCTCAACTCTGTTTTGATACCCAATAGGCAAATTGCTCGGAACGGTAAACATGTAATGATAGCAATTGCGGCCATCGTTGCCAGAACCGATACAGTCATAAAAAAATAATTCGTCTTCGTCATCATAACTGCCAAGATGTGCTCTGTCCCAATACTTTGAAACAACGATAGAACGATAATAGATATCCCCAACAGAAGGGCCCATGCCCCAATATTCAAGATGGGTAATGGGAGTTCTCGTCCACTGCTGATACGGGCTGTAATCGTCTCCGACGGTAAAAAAAGGATTTCTCAAAAGTTCTTTTGCTGTAGGGAGCGGGCTTCCTTCTACGTTGCATCCATAACCCCAAATTTCGTTAATAGAACTACTGTTATCTGGAAATCCGTAGTATATTTCTTTTGCGGAAGGTAAAAATATACTGCGAGATAGAGTAGACACAGCAGAAGGTACGTAATTGTTAGAATCATTTTTTTTGAACGCTGGGGTATAATAAAAAGTAGTTTTGCCGATTTTTTTCTGCATGAAATCAGAAAAAGAATTTTTTATGTTTCCGTTCAATAAGGCATCAATACTGCTGGTCGAATACTCTGCGGGAGTTGTCATTTTACTATCCCACGCAATGTTTTCTGTTTTCGCGTCTTTAAGAGCAAGAAGCGTTCTCCCTTTGCCATTTAATTCTGGCTCGTAATTATGCTTTGAGACAAGAAAAGCGGTATAAGCGCCAGCGACGGAGATGTAAACGGTATCGCCTTCTTTGAGGTTGGAAATCTCATCCGCAATCGCAGTAGCATTGCAAGAAGCAGAAAGGCTCGCAACTGTAGCTGTAATCGTTGCATTTCCGCTGTGTAAATACGTAACGTTGCAGACAGATACGCCGCGTTCGTTCTTGATGACATTCAGCTCAACGATACCAGCGGGAGATGCATTCCAAACAATAACAGGGGAATCGGCAGATGCGGGGGTAAGCGTCGCAGTGAGCGTAATCGTGTCGGAAGGATGTAAGTAAATCTCAGAAGCGTCGATTTGTAACGAATCAACATCTTCAATCATATACCCGGTAACGGAGCCCTTGAAGCTGCCATTAAACGTGTAAGAAACGTCCGTGATCAACAAGTTAGAAGAATATCCAAATTGATGATTGAGCTTGACAAAATCAAGAGCGTCGTTGTGTGGGCTGGCACGATAAGACAGGGTGGCTTTTCGACGGTTAGAAAGTACTTTATAACTTTCAGTTAGAACATTCTTTGGCTGGGAGACGATGGAAGAAGAGATAAGTGCATTATTTACACTTTGCGTAACGCCATCACCAGTAGCACCATTCGGATACAATGACGAAACTCCATTTAGAGAGTAAGAGATGTTTTTTAACTTATTAGAAAAAGTGATTTCCGGATACTGATAATCATTGATTTCAGTGATTTCATAAATGTCGGACTTGTTTTCAGGAAGGTACGGAACCCGGTCAATCCGAATCTCACCGTTTCTTGTCTGATACAAAGCCATACCGGCTGCGTTAGCAGAAAGCTGTAGCACATCAGCGTTTTTATACGAAGAATTTCCGTTGCTAAAATCAGCTGTATAATCCTTCAAAGATTCATTGATGTAATAGCTGATACCGGAAACATCAAGAAGTTCCAAAGCGTCATAACACATTTCGTATAAAGTTCCGCTTTTCCTTCCGGTATATAGTGAATCGATTAAAAACACCAAAGCATCTCGAGCTTCAAAGGAAGCGGTAATGCCATTAGAAGGAATGTTCCAACTAGAAAGGTAAAACTTACCTCCGTTAATCCATTCAGTCTGTCCGTCCAAGTCCATGCCATACTTTACAAAAACAGCTTGGCGTTCATACAAATACTTATAGAGGCCGTCTGGGTTGATAGGATTCCATTTTTGGTCGCTGTTATCAACGGAAAAAGAAATTGAATCCTTGGAAAGCTGACCGGAAATTGGGTCTCGCTTTGATTTATGGGAATACGACAGAAGGTCTGTTTTGCTAAATTTCACACGTTGTCCAAATTCCACTTGCGAGATACGAGCTCTTCGGTTTGGAATACACCATTCAAGAATTTCAATAATAACCGAATCATAATTGGAAATCTCAAATTCAATTGAAGTTTCGGTGGAATCGTTGTTGTCAATTTGCTTTTCCAAAAGAAGAGCGGTTCCTTTGTAAGCGGAAACTTTAAATGATTTTGCCCATTCATTTAAAATTTCAGACCAAACGATTGTCAGGCCCGGTATTTTTTCTTCGTGGATTTTACTAAAAGAAAATGTGATGGTTGGATGATTGGAGCTTGATACGCATTCACCGCTTACATAGCCGCATTCTTGATACGGTTCAGAATTCGGGACGATATCAAAGCTTCCATCTAAAACCCAAAAATTAGTTTCAGCAGTCGCGTAATTTCCAGAAGTGGAAATGTCCAGGTCAGTGATGGATGCCGCATTACTAAACACGGTTTGCGAACCTGAACTTGCAATAGCGTCCGTTTGCGCCGCATCATCAGCTGCATGATAAGTAATCTGAATAAAAGTTTCGGGTACAAGCGTATTATTATATTGTGAAAGCCACTTATCGGACGGCTTTACAGACATATAAAATCACCACCTTTAGACCTCAACTAGGCTCAAAGAACAATCCGTCCAGCCCATCACATTTCCGGTGTTTGGGCCCCTTCGCCACATTCCGGCTGTTCGATCGGAAACATACATCTGACGTGTGGAATAAGAAGCTGTTGCTTGATTGTAAAATCGTACCGTGCAATAAAAGTTTGTAGTGAATGGGCCGATGACGGAAGCCCATTGTTTTGCGGTAAGGTATTTCCACTTAAGAGCCACTTTTGCAACATCGTGTCGAACCACAGAGCCAACAACCTTGCCTTGCACGTTTCGGCCAGAATCAACGATGGTTGAAGTCGTTGCGCTATAAGAGGAAGGCTCTGGCAAATCTACGCCGTTCACTGATACAAGAGCTTGCATAATTCACCGTTCCTTCCTTAATAGCTATACACTTCCGTCCCCATGATTTGCACGCCGCGGTCAGCCTGCTGCTTTTCAACCGAAGCGGTAATCTGCTTTCCGTCAATGAACAGCCTGACTTCCTTGCCGCCGGTAATTTCGTCACCATAGCGCTGGAAAATATCAAGAAACGCATTATAGCAGCCGTTGTAAACCGCGCCTTGCAGGTCGGAAGAGCTTGTTGACCCGGATGATGTATTGCTGTAGTATCCATTTGCAGAAGTGGTGGAACCTGTAGAAGCATCGTATTCAGGGGTTCCGACGTAAGAAGAATTGTCAGCTGAATATTTCCCACCGAGATTGCTCACAATACCCGCAATCGCAGCGCCTAAGGCAATTGCGGCCGCGCCCACAATAAGCGCTACAGGAATGCCGAAAACTGTAGACGAAAGCGCACCGGCAATAGAAGTAAGAAGGCCAACAAACGCAGAGCCAACACTTCCAATCAAGCCGCCCATTGCAGCAAAAATTTCAGGGAAAGAGCTTACAAGACCACCGAAAAGGCCTTGACTGATCGCAGTGCCAGTGGTAGCTAAAGGCACCTTCAACGCGCTAATTGATGTAGAAATCGTAGTTCCAAGATTGGAAACGCTCTTTACGATTTTTCCAAAATTGCTTGTTATGCCGCTCCAGATAACCTTGCCAACTTTTAACGCTTCGTTAAACAAGGTTTTGGATGCATCCTTCAAAATTCCAGCAATGTTGGAAATAAAGCTTTGCGCATATGCTTTTACCTGATTTCGGTTGCCTTCTCCCATCGCCTGCCAGATAATAGCAGCGGCAGTTGTACCAATTGTTTTTAAGTCGCCGTTCTGCACAGCATTCCAAAGATTCTGCACTGTGCCGAAGAAGTCATTCTGCAAGCCGGAATCAAGTTCTTGCCACTTACTGTCCAGACCGTTGAAGAAGCCATTAACAAAATTCGTTGCGGTGGTCGTGCCATAGTCAATCATCTCGTTGCCCTTCTGCTGAACAACGTTTGCCAGATTAGTCATAGCCTGTTCAACGTAATGAAGTGCTGCAGTGATACCGTTTGCAAGGCCTTGGTCGATGTAGATACCGAACTGTTCAAAGACTTTAGAAGGAGAGTGGATGCCAGTATCTGTCGTGAACTTATCTAGAATAGCCTTTGCAAGTCCACCAACAGTTTTCTTTGCATTCTCAATTCCTTTGTTGATACCATCAATCAAGCCCTGAACGATGTTTTTGCCATAGTCCAAAAATTTTGCAGGGAGATTTTTAATTGTATCAACCAAACTGTTCCAAGCCTTGTCCCAGTTTTCTTTGAATCCGGCCCACTTCTGGTTCCACCACTCGCCAACACCAGCAAACCACTGCTTTAAGCCTGCGCTTGCTTGGTTAAGCGCCTGAATTGGATGCTGAACAAATCCGGGCAAGCTGTCCCATGCAGTCTGAAAATTAGCGCTGAACCCTTGCCACTTTTCATTCCACCACTCGCCAACGCCGACAAACCAGTTTTTTAAGCTCTCGCTTGCCTTGTCGAGAGATTCTGTAATTTTGTCCCAGTTTTGATAAATCGCAATTCCGACATCGGTCAGACCACCAACAATCAAACCAATCAGCGTACCGATGCCTGTACCAATCGGGCCACCAAGAGAACCGATAATTGCACCAATGCCTGCGCCAGCCATTGTCGAGCCAAGCGGAATCAAAATTCCGTTTAACGTGTTTAAGCCATTCTTGACAGCATCGTAAACGCCCGTTACAAACATAGGTATGCCGGTTACTACTCCGCCAACTGCTGCTCCAATAATCGCGCCAGCAGTAGAGCCACCAGCCGCTTTAATGGCCGCTCCAACAGCAGTATTGCCAAAGCCGGTCACGATAAACTGAGCAATTCCTTTACCGAGAATGGCTGCGCCTGTAGTTCCAATCAAAGCACCAAGAACAATTTCGGCGAAATTTTTCCCATTTACGCCATTTTCAATCGCGTCTTTAATGCCTGTAATTTCAAGAACGACACCTACTGTAAAAACGCCAAGACCCAAAACAATGGATTTCAATGCGTTCATTTTGGAAATAGCATCCACAATATCCGTAATAAGATTTGTGAGCTTCCAAGCAGCAAGGGCGGTTGCTACAGTCGCTATAAGAGGAAGCATAGCCTTGATTTTCTGCTTGATAGCATCAATCTGCTTTGCAAACTCTTCGTTGTACTGCTTGAACATATCGTAGCCGGACAGGTCTACATCGCCCAAGATGTTGCCGGCAGATGCACCGCCGCCAGAGCCGGAGCTTCCTTGTGTTGGGTCAATGATGTTCAGTTCATCAAAACCCATCGTGTAGTCCTTGAGAGCTTTGGCGGCTTTCTTTGTCGAATCGGTTGTGTCATCCATTGCGTCACCGATGCCGCCAACGCTGCCAGCACTCTTAGTGAAATCGGTGAACACGACCTTCACGCCCATCAGCTTTGCCACCCACTGAACGAACTCCCGAATGAGCTGAACGGCGGCAATCAGCGGGGGAAGAATAGATTTCATGGCAGGGTAGAGCAAAGAGCCAACAGACTTCGCCAGCATATCCAATTGCGCTTTCAGAATCTTAATCTGGTTCGCAGGGCTCTGGATGGTCTGTGCAAGGTTGCCCTGCACGTTGGCAGTCTGCTTCATAATGGCAATGTAACGCAAAACTGCCTTATCCGCCTGAGACAGACTAGATACCTGTTTGTTAAAGCCCAAAGCAAGAAGCTCTTGCTGTAACCGCGCCTGAGACAGGTCGATGCCCAAACGGCGAATAGGCTCAATCTCACCAGAGATTGCGGAGGACATTGCAGTAAAGGTCTCTGCAACGTCCTTGTTCCAATAGGAGCCTTCGTCATAGGCAAGCTGAGTCAGGTTCTTGGATAAGATATACGCTTTATCGCTGGCCAGACCAAACGAAGTACCCAAGCTCTGGATGGTAGCCATGTAGGTCATCGCTTTGGTCGGGTCAACGCCAAGCAAACCCTGCATCTTGCCAATGAGCGTATCAGCTTCACCGCTCAAATTGCCCATAGCATTATGGAACAGGTCTGTTGCTTCGTAGAAATCATTAAACTTCGCAACAGCGTTGCCAAGATACTCAGCGATAGCTTTCAACGAAACCAGCTTTGCCATGTTCCGTATAAAGCCGTTCATCTGATTGGACAGGCTGAGATAGCTCTTGCGCTGCTTTTCGTTGGCAGCAGTCACACGGTTTGCCTGTGTGACCACCTTGCTCAACTGCGGAGGAAGCTTTGCAAAAGCGTTGCCCACCTTTTCAAGCTGAGATGCAAGGGGAGCAAGAGCGGTAGAAATTTTCTGACAAAAGCTTGCAAAAGAATCAAGGTCAGTCGCTTTCAGCTTGTCGGTCAGGTCAGGAACCTTTCCGATTGCATTGAAAGCGCTGCCAAGAGCTTTAAGATTCGATGCGTCCAGAATGGACAGCGGAGCTAAAGCGTTAGTGAGCTGAGTAATGCTGCCAGACATGGAGTAAAAGTCCACGCCGTTCAAGCCAGACACAGCCGCAGGAATCTTCTTGATTGCATTCACGACCGTGTTGATGCTCTTTGCGCTTGCGGTCGTGTTGACGTTGGAAAGCCCATTCAGAAAGCTGGTGATTTTGTCCAGCCCGGACATTCCAGCGGATGCCTGTTTAAGCGTTGCAATGGAACCAGCCAGCTTATCAAGGCTATTTACAACCTTTGTGACGTTGCCTTTCGTCCGCAAATTAGAAATGGCGGTAGCGAGCTTGTCGATATTAAGCTCTGCGCCCTGCGATTCCGCAGAAATCTCTACGGATAAGCTCGTAATATCAACATCAGCCATCACTACCACCATCACTTTCCATCATAGAGAACATCATTCTCTTGATTCGCTCCTGCGCCTCAACTGCGCGTTGGTATTCATACTCGTCTTTCTCCTTTTGGGTAAGGGGAAGCGGTCTATCCATGTACTTGATGGGGCTAGACCCTTTCTTTCGGAACATATTGCCAACCGTAGAGGAAAGTGCAGATGCCATGTAAAAGCCGTTTCTCCACGCTTCTGTGTTGGCTCTGCGTTCCCGCAGCTCCTCTGCGTCACGGTAAACTTTCGCCAGCCAGACATCGCCGTACCAGAACTGGTCGTAGGTCATGCCGATAGAGATGTAATAGGCTTCTACATCGTGGAACAGCTTGGAAAAGGAGAACGGTTCTCCATCTCCGTCTGTTTCTTGAGATTGTGCGGTTACACAATCTCCCACGTTGCGTTTTTTGCGGTCTTGTCCTCAGTATCAGTTGCCAGCAGAGACTTGGAAGCATCCATGAACATCTCAAGCAGAACGCCCATCAGGTCTTCCTTATCCTCGATGTGCTGGAACATCTCGTCCACGACCTTGCGCTTGATGCCCTTGTTCCGTGCGATGAAAGCGCCGTAGAACAGGGCACGAGAGTTGGACAGCAGATTGGTCATCTGGGTGTACTGACCAATCTGAAAACCTGCACGTTCAGTGGCTTCCACGCTGTCACGGGTGAAAGTCAGCTCGTAAGTGTTCTTGCAATCGGGGGAATGAAAATTGATAACCTTAGCAGCCATAATAAATGCTCTCCTTTATAAATAGGGGCAGAACCAAATCCGTTGTTCAGTTCTGCCCGGTTTGATTGATTCGATTTTTGCGGTTTAGCCGCCAGTAACAGTCAGGGTCTCGCTGAACTCAGGCTTCTTGGTGAAGATGCAGTTGATAGTCATTTCCACAACCTCGTCCACGCCGAAGCCGGACAGACCAACCTGATGCATACCCTGCCAAGTGAAGCCGGAACCGTCCTGCATCTTCAGGGCGTAGTACTTCACGGCGTTGCTCTCGGAAGTCTCATCATAGCCAGCGGTCTTGACCTTCGTATAGTCAGCCTTGTTGTAGTTGGCGGTAAAAGACTTAGTGTCGCTCTGGATGATGCCAAAGATGTTAACCTGCATGGGGTCAGACAAGGTGGTGGCATCCAAAAGGTTCGGCTCGGAGATCAGGTCGGGCACATCCTTGATGTCGCACAGCTTCGTCAGAGCGGTTGCGCTGTCGCCACAATACAGGGTGGTATTCAGACCGGAGATAGCAGTACTCATAGAATGTTTACCTCCTTAGTTTCGGTAAATCATTCCGTCCTCTCCGATTGTTGCCCCATAGCTGCAATCAATCCGATAGACGGAATTGTTATACAGCCCATTCAATGGGGCAAACGACTTGCGATAAAAGTTAAGCGGTTCAAGAATAGAATCCACGATTCCAACGATGGAACGTGCTTCTGCAATGCGTCCGCTGGTTTTGTTGGAATATACACGCACACGAATGGAAACAGCGGCGTACTTGCTTCGGCTGGCAGAATCCCGGTGAACCGGGAGATTACTGTTTTCCTCTATCTGCACACACGGAAACTTTTTGACGTTACTGTCATTGATTTCGCCAGTGACGAAGATACCGGGCACTTGCTTTCGCAGTTCCTTGGCAACAGCCGTGAAGATAGAATTGAAATAATCAATCAACTATTCCAAACCTCCCTCCACGTTGCTTCGACCTGAGAAGCCATTTCCTCAACAGCCCCCCACATAGCCATAGCTGGCTCGTTGCCATCGGTGTAATTCAACTGACCTTTGCCATCCACCTGTTTGACAGGCGTACCAGCATTGCCAGATTCTCCGTAGTAGTACCACCTGCGGTTTGCGCCTTGCCCTTTGCCGTAGGAGCCATGCGCCCCAACACCGGGCGGTAGTTCACCGCCATATCCGTTGTGATGTGCGCCAGTGCCAAACTCGATAAAAGCAACCGCCTTGCCCTCAGCAACGATGGTGCAAGTCTTGTCTTTTTGGTTAATATGGCATTTCACGTCATTTGAGCCAGCGTATTCCGCATTAGCAAAACGCACCTTTGCGACTTCAAGCCCCAGCCACGAAAGGCGAAAAGCAAACGCTCTAGCTTTCTTGTTCAGGGTGGTCTTGTACTCCTGTATCTGACGTTCCGCATCACGAAGTCCAGCATCGCTCAACCTCACTTTAATTTTCACTTGCAGCCACCTCTTTCAGCGCATACTTCGTGTCTGTAATATGCTCTGCTACCTTGACCACAATGTAATTGAAGGGCTTTGAAACGTCCGTCTGAAACCAGACGTGTGTGCCTTCATAAAGCGGTGTGTTGCGCTTTTTGCTGGACGAACTGACAACGTAGCTGTAATCCGTGAATGCTCCAAAAGGGTTTGCTTCCGCAGAACCAGTAGGGGGGCTGACGTTCAGCATCAGCTTTGCGGGGGTACTCCACGATTCGTATGCGGATTCGCCAGTCTCGTTTTCCCACTCGTCCACGAGAGGCGTTTTTTTGCCGACCGGGTTTGAATACCACAGCGGGCGTTTATCCAGCGGGCTTCCATTGAACATCAGCCAATAACACCTACTCTCGGAACCACTTCATTCAGCAGGGACTGCGCCACATCAGAGCTTTCCCACACACGAGTAATGCCATTGTTGGTGTAGCTCGTCTGTCCGTTTGCGCCGATGTGGTTGTACAGTTCCGCTGCAATGCGTATCTGCAACGACTGATACTGCGAGGGCAACTCGTCTGGTCTGTTACCAAATGGGTAGCCCTGCGCAAATATCTTGTCTTTGGCAAAATCAAGCAGCAGGTCGAAGAGTGGGTAGTCCTCGTCCGTGATTTCACGGTCAAGTGCTGGGGCGATGTACTGCCCCAGCTTGACTGCCGCTTCGGAATACTGGTCTCCCATGCTGCTTTCCTCCTTTCGCCTTAGTAAGCCTTGATGCAGTACACAGCGTCCATACGCTCAAAGGACGGCAGGACGATTTCGGAGACGTAGATGTTGGTGTTGACAGGATGCACGGTCTGCTCGGTGGTAACAGCAACGCCAGTGTTCACAACGGAAACCTGTGCGTTGGAGATTCCGGCCATCAGGTCGGCTTCCTCAGGGGTGGCAACATAGTACATATTGCCCAGAGAGCCGGAAGGAGCCAGCACAACATAGCCATCAGGCAGATACTTCTCAGCAGCTGCAGTTTCCTCCGGCTTGTACATCTTGTCGTACAGATGAATGCGGATGCCGGAAGCGCTTTCGACAACGGAACGTGCTTCGGAATCAACCAGCACAGCGGTGGCGGTCTTCATAACCGTCAGGAACCGGTTCTTGATTTCATCCGCAGCAATCATCTTGTGGAAAGTGTTGGTGTTCATGTAGGCATCGGTGATAATCTCACCAGTGTTTGCCAGCACGGTGTTTGCGGCAGTGGTCATCGTGGCGATGGGGGTTGCAGTAGTAGGAGCATCCCACTTCTCCTTGGTAGCCAGAGCCTTGTAATTGGACTGCTGCCAAGTGCCGTCAGGGTCGTAATCGTAGACGTAACTCACGCCGTTAGATTCGATGGAGATGCCGGGCTTGCCAGTCTTAGGAGCCAGAAGCTGCCACACCATTCGCTCAGGCACAATGCGAGCACCGGTAATAAGCTGTGCGGTATCATCGTAGACACGATTGATAACGTCTGCCGCAAACTCCTGATTGGTAGCCAGAACAGAGATAATCTTGCGGCGGTCTTCCTCGTCAATGTGAGTGCCCTCACGGAAGAACGGCATACTGGTCTCGGTCATCTTGATGCCCTGACGAGTACGGAACGTAGCCTTAGTGTCAAACACGCTAGGCTTCAGCGAAACGCCAACGCCCTTGTGGCCACGCAGCCACTTCAGTTCCATGCTGACCTTCTTACGGGCGGGGAACAGAGCATCAGAAGCATAGGGCTGCGCATTGGTCGGGTCATTCGTCCAGTAGGCGGCAATCGCAGCAGGGGAGAAGATTTCATTCAGATTCAGTGCCATAATTTAGTCCTCCTTACTCGCTCTTTGCGCCAACATCGGTACGGCAGAAAACGGCGGGAACAGCCTTTTTCAGAGCGGCAATATCGTTTGCAGAATAGTCAAAGCCAGACAGCTTTGCCTTGTCCACATCAATAACGCCCTGAATCAGCAGTGCGCCATTGGGGTTGACGGCAGGGTCAACAGTGTGCAGCAGAATGCCAATGGCATCGGTAGCTGCATCAGCAGCACTGGTGCCAGTAGTGGCAGCAGCTTTTAGGCCAGTCTTTGCCATAGGATAGCCAGCCGGAACAGCATTGGTCTCCTTGACGGTAAAGGGAATGGCAACGTAGGTATCAGCAGCCAGAATAGTGCTTTCAGGAGCCGATACCGGAGTATTGGTGTACTTCATGTTTTCCTCCTTAATGGAAAGCAGTCATTGCGTCACTCGATGCCTTGTTTGCGTCTGCACGCTCCTTCGCAAAGCGTTTAGCAAAGGCAACGCCTGCGCTATCTGCGCCGTCGCCATTGCCATCCGCACCCGGAGGTGTGGGCATATCCTTCAGCAGAGAAGCCTTGTATGCGGTGTCGTGGGCGGTCATAAATTCCGACTGGAACTTAAACACCTTGTCCATGTCACCGTCAGCCAGTGCAGATGCAGCCTTGTTGGCAAGTTCAGCGTCATAACCCTGTGCAACGAACTTCTCCCGGTAAGATGCAAGGGTCTTTTCCTTGACAAGGTTCTCCTTGTCGGCAGTCAGGGCTTCAATCTGCTTCTGCATCTCTGCCAGCTTGTCAGCCTGTTCCTGTGCAGCATTCTCGTCATCGGTGCGCTTTGCCTTGAGCTGCTTCTTGTACTCAGCAGCTTCGCCGTTGGCTTTCGTCACGGCGTTACGCAGCTTCTCCACCTCTGCGCTAGGGTCTGCAACCTTTTCAAGCGCAGAAATGATTTCATCGGCGGTCATGCCCTCTTTGTAGGCATCACCAAGCAACACATTGAGTTTCATATCGTTAATTTCCTCCTGCGTTTTTTTACCGTTGCTTCCCTGCAACGCTGCGAAATTTGTATCCCGGCTTCCCTGCCGGAATATATCAGCCCAAAGATTCGGGGTGATTCTTTATTCCTTTGGGTAAATTCTTTTGTACGGCTCAATGCCGCTGTCCAAAATAGATTTTTCTCGCGCCGAATTCCGGTCAGGGTGCGTCCATTTGAATTTTCCACATTTCGTGCAGATATACTCGCACTCCATTTCGCGTGGTTCGTCTCCGTTGATACCGTGCGTCCAATGCCAACGAGAAAGCGTATAGTCATGTTTGCAAAACAACTGTTTCCAAAAATCACGCATTATCTTTTTCTCCATCCGCATTGTTTGGCTGTTTATCAACCGTGTTCCCGGCATTTGTGTCGGTGATGTCCTGTTTAGGCTGTTCCTGCGGTTTCGGCGCCTTTCCATCCTCTCCCAGCTTGCCAGCGGCAATCAGGAAGGGCTTGCTCATTTCGTAAGCAGCCTGCGGGTCAGGGAACAGACCGGGCGTAGTGAACGCCAACTGCGGGTCAATGGTCTGCTGCAACATCTGTGCAAAAATCTGAACCTTACTCTGCTGGTTGTCATACTGACGGCGGGGCAGTTTGATGTTGATGTCACTTGCCATCAGCTTAGAACCAGCTGTATCACGCAGGATTTTCAGCATCACAGACAGGCTCTGTCGTTCAGCGTACTTGAACATATTCTCGTACTGCTGCGCCCTTGCTTCGGTGTGATTCCAGCCGTTTCGGACAATGACTGCGCCCACGTTGTCGGACGTTGCGTTCTCGCTGCCAGTGGCACTGGGCATGGCAGTCAGACTGCGGTAAACGTTCAACATGGAATCAAGCAAGGTCTGGCTTTGCTGCTGGTCAAGCTCATTTGCAATCTGAGAAACCGAAGCGGTCAGACCAGAAGTGGATTTCAGGCACATTGCGCCAAGTTCCTTCACTTGGTCGAGAGCATCCTTGTCCACAAGGCAGTTGGTAAACACCATGATGGACTGGATGAACTGTGCCACGCCGTCCAAACGGTTGCTTTCAAGGTCGTTGATGGCATCTAGCACAGGGATAGCAGGTTCAAACAGACCCATCCGCTCCGGGTTTAGCTTGTATTCGACCATCGGCAGCATTCCAAGGGAATGATATTTACCATTTCCTCCCTCGTTAACTACCTTGCCGTTGTCGATTTCAAAGTACTGGTTCGGCGTATACACGCAAATCAGGTCATTCAGGTCATTCTGATAATTGCGTGGGATGTGCAGCACGTTGGCGATTGGCTTGTGCCCGATGCCGGAGTTGTAAATCACATACGCCATATCCGGGTCGGGAACGTCCACCAACAGGGGCGTTTCATCTGGGTAGTTGCCGTTGTACCCCTTGTCAGGAAGAACAATGCGGTATCCCTGCCCGCACTCCAACATCCACTGCCAGAGCCTCCGATCAAGTGCATCCTTGCCCTCATACTGCAAAGCATTGGACAGGCGGGCGATTTCCTCGCCGTCACCAGTTGCCGTTTCAGACCGCACATAGGAGCAAGGAGTGCCGCTCATGTAACCTGTGTAGAAGCCCACGCATTCATTGGCGTGGTTCTCCACAATGCGGTTGGTGATTTCAGCGCGGTACTCTTTCGTGCGATGGAGGACAGGCTGACTGCCCAAGTAGTAGTTGTGCAAAAAGCGAATCTCGTTCTTGTTCAGCAGATGAATAGGTTCTGCCTTGCCCATAACCACTTTCAGCACGTTTGCCCGATTGATTTCCGTCTCCGGCGTTTCAATCGGTCTACGTCCGGTCAGCGGATTATTCAAAAAGCCGTCAACGACTATCTGATACTCAGCCATGCGTTCCTCCTTTCCGGCAAAATAAAAAGCGCAGCAAGACAAACCTGTTAAGGTCTATCTCACTGCGCTTACAACTGCGCTTCAAAAGCTATTTAGTTCTTAAACTTTGGTACGGAGACCCATGTATCTTTTGGAAGGTTGGAATCTCCAATTGTAATCCAATGGCAAAGAGGACACAGAAGGGAGAACTTGCCTTCCACTTCGCCAAGATAACGTCCGCAATCACACGGATTACCGTTTGCGTCTTTTCGAGGACGCTTGCATCTGACTTTTGCTACCATCTGTGCTCCTTTCGTTGAATTTCTGGAAACAGGCTGTTGAGCACAGACCTGTCAGAAGCTACTGGGAAACTGTTCGCACTTCCAGCCGTGCTATTCTTCGCCCGAAGAAAACCATTGCAGCCTTTACATTCAGTTTGACGGACAGTCAACGGGTCAGCTGCAATTTTGGTGCTGCATACTGGATTTGAACCAATGTATGCTCGGATATGAGCCGAGTGCTCTAACCATACTAAGCTAATGTAGCATAAAAACCCGGCTTGATTGGTTAACCGCTGCTCTTTGCAATGCCATGCCTAAACATTACATTGAGAGCCGGGAATAGCGGTGGAGGTTTTGGAGAATAAGTCCATGCAAAGCTAGGTAGTTGGTTGTGCTGCGTAACGGAATCGAACCGTTGCTTGCCAGCCGTGGGGGAGACGGGCTGGCATTCCCCAAACAATTGGAAACGCAACATATAAAGCCCGGTGAAGGCGAAAGAGTGAGAAAACCTCCACCGGTGAAAGGAGGAATATGCTTGTTGACACGCACGCAAGTAAAAATGACAAAACCCCGCGTGTAAGCTATTCCTTTAAGGAAAGCTGCAAAACTTCCTGCGTACATTATAAGCCTTGTCAAGTGGTGAAATCAAATAAATAGACCCAGCGAACACAATATATTGTGTTTTTAATCAAAAAGGTCTCTTGACAGGCTCGATTTTACTGATTCCGTTATACAATTCATCGGCAAGCTGTGCCAGACTGTCCGGTGCATCATCGTGCGGAACTTTGCCAAGCTGCGTGAACATCGTGACCTGTTCCATGAACGCTTTGTACTCTTTCGACTGGTGTTTTTCGTCAAGGAAATAGAACCGTTTGATATCCGGCGCATACTGGATGATTCTTGACAGCTTGCTTTGACCACTAGGCGCACGCTGGCTGCGAACAGAACAGTGATACCCTTGCTGCCGGAGCTGGCTGTCCACCACATCACAGTATTCATCACCGCCGTTGTTGGCTTCGCCGCGCACCACGTTGATTTTGTGTTGGATGATTTTGCCCACGACTTCCGGTCTGGTCACGGTTTTGTCGCCGTTGTTGAACACAAGGTCAGGGATGAACACGGCATCGCCGTACACATAAGCGATAGGACAGGCGGTAAAGTCACCGCCACCCCATGCAATATCCATGACCATGAGCTTGCGATCAGGCTCGCCATCAGGCAGAATGCCGTTGAAATACCGCAGTTCATCGGCAGGAAACAGCAAACCTTCACGCACATAGGGCTTGCCCATGTACTTTGCCCACCATGTTGCATCGTCAATACTGGCTTTCATATCGGCATAGTAGGCATCGTCAAAGCCAACGCCGTAGTCATAATTAAAGTTGCTGTGTCCGTTCTCGTCCACCGCAGGAATCACCCGGAATCTGTACTTCGGGTTGTCGGCATACTGGTTCTGGATGCGTCCCAAAGGGTCAAGCACGTTCCAGCGCGTACCGACCATCAGCTCTAATGCGCCTTGCTTTTTACGGTCTTTCAGCTGATTCAGATAGGCATCGTACTTGTTGTTCAGACGTTCAACGTTCAGGCTTTCCTCCAAGTCCTCGATCAAGTCATCGCTGTACAAAACGCCACCCTCACCGATTTCAACAGCACCAGTCAGCGTGCCACCGATCGAGCGGCAAGTCAGGGTGGGGAAGCGTTTCTTTCGGTTCAGGTCAACGCTTTCATCCTTTGCGCTTTTGTCCACAAGCTGAACATCAGGGAAGATTTTGCCCCAGTTGTAGGTTACGGGGTCGGTGATGATAGACAGCACTTCGCCGTAGAAACCGTTTGTCAGCTTGTCAGAGTGTCCGCTCATAACCGATGCAACGTCAGGGCGGTTGCCCATCAACCATGTAATGAAAAAAATACATAGCGTCGATTTTCCGACGCGAGCGGGTAAGCTAACTCCCAAGAAGTCAATCCGCTTATAAAACAAGTCCTCCAGGTCATCTGCCAGCACTTTCAGAACCCTGCGTCTCGGCTGATAGAACTTCTTCTCCGGCGCACGATTCCATTCAAGGTAGATGCAATAGCTGTCAAACACGTCCTTTGCTTCAAACAGGTACGTCCGGCCGATAATGTCATAGACCTTCGCCACGTCCTCGCCTGTTTTCATCTTGCCCATCATGGCTGCACAGACAGAGCGCAGCTCACCAGAGTATTTGTAGGCATCGAACCGCTTGTCTTGCGGCAGAGCATCTCTCAGGTTCACCACCGCCTGAAACCAGTCCTCGTAGACCTGCGCTTCTGTCGGATTCTGCTTTGCATATGCTTTGATACTGTCAATGATGGCGATACACTGCTTTGGCTGCATAAAAAAATAGGCACCCCCTACCTGAAAATGTAAAGAGTGCCTACAACTGCACAAAAATCAAATATTCGGTTTTATAATGCTATTTTCGGAAAATTATTTGCTAAAATCCATCTTAATAAATGGGTTGCTCAGTTTATTTGACTTCTTCTGCAAGCTGGTTGAGCCTGCGTTTCAGCTCGTCCGCATCGTAGTACAAAGCGTCTGCGATGGCATTGAGAATATCGGGCTTGTCGGTGTAATCGCACAGCGTTTCAATGAGTTTCAAACTCTGATCTGACAATTTTACGGTTTTCATGTCGTTTTCCTTTCGGCTTTATTCTCCCGCTTTGAAATTGTAAATGGGCTTAATGTGTTTTACAATATCAACTGTTGTGGAAATTGTGTTGATAATTTCCTGCGCTGGCTTATATGCCATCGGGCATTCATCCAACGTGGATTCATCGGCTGACGTAGTATAAATTCCGTTCATCTGCTTTTGGTATTCCTCAACGCTGAATGCTTTTTTAGCCGCTGTTCTGCTATATAGTCTGCCAGCACCATGCGGAGCAGAGAAATTCCAATCAGGATTTCCCTTACCAACACAGATAAGGCTTCCGTCTCTCATATTAAGAGGAATAATCAGCTTCTCGCCCTCTCTAGCGGATACGGAGCCTTTTCGGATAATATCATCCGATTCATCAATATAGTTGTGAACGGTTTCAAAGAAGGACGCATGGGTCAGCATAGAATTGATTCCAACGCCGTCTAAAATGGTATGCATGATTCTTGCTCTGTTCATCCTCGCAAAAGCCTGACAAATTCGCATATCATTAAGGTAGGAATCACGTTCTTCGCCTTCAAGATAGCAAAGCTCATTCGGAATATTAGGGAACTGAACATCCAATTCTTTGATTTTTTGCGAGATTTCCTGTTCACGGCCTTGTTCTTTCAGTTCCGCAATCACGCGTTCCGTAGCTTCTTTTCTTTTGTTCTTTCCTTTGATATTTGAGATAGCTACGTTTTGATGATACTCTGCGACTTGCTTTCCGAGATTTCGGCTTCCAGTATGAATAACAAGATACTGGTTTTTTTCTTCATCTTCGTCCAGCTCGATAAAATGATTGCCCCCACCCAAAGTGCCCATGCTGCGAAGAATCCAGTCAACATTATGTAGACTATCTTTGCAGTCAAGCTGGCTAAGGAAAGAATCTGACATTTTCTGCGATTCGTGAACATTCATCCCAGCCGGAACTCGTTCTCTGATTACTTTATCTAACTTTTTCGGGTCGATGTGTTCAATACCGAGTTCAGCGACAAGCATCCCGCAGCCAATGTCCACGCCGACAATATTCGGAATGACTTTCTTGCCCAAGTCTGCCGTAAACCCAATTACGCACCCGGAACCAGCATGAACGTCTGGCATAATGCGAATTTTGCAGCCATCAACAAAGCTCTGATTGCAAAGCGTCAAAATCTGCTCAGACGCTTTGTCTTCAATATTGTCCGTGAACACCTTTGCGGACGCATATTTTCCATCAATCGTTTTCAATGTATTCTCCTTTCTCATTCGGTTTTATTCTAGGTTGCGAACACTTTCACCTGTTCTGTTCAGCAATCCGATACCATGTCTGGCGGGTCACGCCAAGCTGCTTGGCAGCATCCGTGACCGTAAGAATGCGTTTCTCCACCTGTTCATGGAGAACGTCAAAGAGGTTTCGGTCATACTCGGTGGGCTTGCGACCTTTATAAACGCCTTTCTGCTTTGCCACTTCGATGCCCTCTTGCTGGCGGTCAAGCATATTCTGCCGCTCGAACTCGTTGATAGCCGCAATCATCGTGAGCATCAGTTTACCGGTGGGAGTGCCTGTATCTAGGTTTTCTTTATCACTTGCAAGGTGCACGCCGTTAGCTTGCAGCGTTTCGACCATTTCAAGCAAATCCTTTGTGCTACGGGCAAGGCGGCTGAAATCGTGGATAAACACGGTATCGCCCGGCTGAACTGATTTAAGCATCTTCTGCAACTCTGGTCTATCCATATTCTTGCCAGAGACCTTCTCGATAAACCAACGGTCAATGTTATGCCGCTTCAACGCTTCTACCTGTCGTGCTTCATTCTGTTCGACAGTAGATACGCGAACATACGCTACGTTCATTCAGAATCACTGTCCTTTTCAATTACAGTGCCTTCAACAAGATATTTCCCAGCTCCAACAGTTCCAACATCAGGCTCAATAACAATGCGATAATTCAATGCTTTCAAGAACCTAAACAAAGTAGAAAGTTTCATGTTATCATCTTGAAGTCTGCGGTAAACAGCCTGATTGGAATTGTAATCAACGCTATCTGCCAACTGAACCATGCTTACGCGCTGGTTCTTCATAATGTCTTTTACAATTTCGGATCCATTCGTTGATATTTTTACAGGTTTCTTCTTTTCCGCTTCATTTTTTCGCATCGTCATTTTCCTGTCCTCTCTTTCTGCTACAATTATAAACGCTTCCGTTCACATTGTCAAGAGTTTTCTCAATTTTACTATCACCAAGTCCAGATATTTCTGAGGTCTCACTTATGTGACTGAATTATATTTACAGAATGTATATATTTTATAAAAAGAACGATACTTCGTAATGTGAAAAATCTGTTTGTAAACTTATTTATTTACATTCCGGGAGTGAACCGCTATCAAATATCACATATTTGTGACATAAATTCAGATATATCTGATTAAAATTATACAAATTGGGTTGTTGACAACTATATACCAAGCGTCTATAATCTAAGACAGCAGAACACACGATGAATCAGCCAGCAACGGTAGATTTATCCTTTGTGGCATAAAAAATAGGCCATCAGCACGACCGACCAAAGTAGCACTGATGACCTATTCCACCACAAAACAGAAGCTACGCAACCAAGGGCGCAGTCTCGGTTTCTGTCAATTATTATAGCAGAAGCAGACCGCTTCTGCAATAGAAAGGAGCAAAAAACATGAACTTTCCCACGACAACCGAAGAATTTCTAAAAACCCTCGCACACGGCAAAGAGCCGACCAACGAGGACAGAGAGTACGCCGAAGCACTGGGTAAGCTGTCCGAACTGAACTATCGGGCAGGGTACGAAGCGGGATCAGCCAATAAGAACGACAAAATCTGATGTCAACACTAGCGAACACAATATCTAGTGTATTTTTGATTGACATTCAGATATTTTGCAGTTACACTTATTGCACAGCAAAACGAAAGGGGGTGAATGTGTATGAGCAGTCCTTACGCAGAGCGTTACGGTCACACCGTTACCATCAGCGTGACGGAGCGACAGTTTGCAAGCTTGCAGGAATACTGCATCAAGAACCGGGTCTCCATTTCTGCTGCGTTCCGTGAAGCGTTCTTTACGCTGCATCCGATGGATTCCACCAATGAAAACGAAAAATGATACGCTCGCTAAAGTTTGCCGACCACAGCGAACGTATCATATCAACCCTGAGAGAAGCATTCTCTCGCCGTTATTATAGCAGAAAATTGCTTCTCTCACAAGTGAAAAGGAGCTTTTTAATGCAACTTTCTTTGTCTGAGAACATCAAAATCTTCAACAACGCCGAGTTTGGCGAAATCCGTGTCATGCTCATTGACGATGACCCTTGGTTTGTTGGCAAGGACATTGCCGCAGCACTTGGGTACGTCAACACGAAAGACGCTCTTGCAAAGCACGTTGACGAGCAAGATAAGCGTCAGGGAGATGGGGTAGCGTTTTGCGACCCCATGGGCAGAGAACAGCATCCGACCATCATCAACGAATCCGGCCTATACAGTCTGATTTTCAGCAGCAAGCTGGAAAGCGCACAGCGGTTCAAGCACTGGGTCACTCACGAAGTTCTGCCGTCCATCCGCAAGCATGGGATGTACATGACCGACAACCTGTTGGAGACGGCTATTGCCAACCCGGACTTCGTGATCGGGCTGATTCAGAACATGAAAGCTGAAAAGGAAAAGAACGCAGCGTTGCAGACGCAGAACAAGCAACTCTGTGAGAAGAACGAGGAGATGCAGCCTAAGGCGGACTATTTTGACGACCTTGTGGCATGGAACTTGGCTGTTTGTTTCCGTGGCACGGCAAAGGAACTGCGTATTCCTGAACGCAAGTTCATCCAATCGCTTATTGAAGATGGTTACATCTACCGTGACAAGAACAGAAATCTCCTGCCGAAAGCTGGCAAAGGTGATGAACTGTTCGTTGTTAAGGAATTTCTCAATCGGAAGAATAAGCATGGCGGTTTGCAGACCAGAGTAACGCCGAAAGGCCGTGAGACCTTCCGTCTGCTCTATGCAAGCATTCGTAAAAGCGTATAACAACCTATAAGAAAAGCCAGTGGTTAGAGAACATCTAGCCGCTGGCTTTTTGTGTTATAGGTCAATCCTGCAAAGCAATGACTTCGTAGGAACTATATCCAACAAAACCGGACGATGGGTAAAGTTCAAATGTTGTCGTTTGCCCAGACGGAAGTGCATCGGTTATGTATGTGTAATCGCCACCCACAGGAACTTCGTTTCCTTCGGTGTCTTTCATTTTATAAATGACGATAACTTTTATCCAGTTGCTCGTGAACTGGCTATTGTTTGTAATTTGACCTGTGTAACGCAGATCGTACCCAGAGCCACGTTTAGAAACATTGGTAACGGAAAGCTCACCAGCACGAATAACCTGATTGGATGCGCTCGCTTTATGGAAATTCCACTCATCCGCACTAATGGTGTATTCCATTCTGGCCGGAGCAATGCCTTCAGAATCAAACGACACATATCCAGCGTACCAATAAGAGTCTCCCTCTGCAATCCAGTCAAGGGTTTGTTCATCGGTTTTTAATACTGAACCGTCAGAACCGAAAACAGAGGCCTTTAGAGATACAAAATCAACGGCGTAATCGGGGTACGTATTCTCAACCAGTACAGCGTAGTAGACATAGTATCTCGTTTTTCCGTATTCGTACTTGGTTTCAAGGTGACTATGGGATTCCTTAATGTTTATTGGCTGAACTTGCGTTGCGTTAGTTTCTTCCAGCTCAACGGGAGCAGACCATTCATCAGGCTTTGCAGTTGCCATTGCGCTAATAGGCATAGCAAGCATCATAGCTGCTGCTAGAGCCGCCGCAATGATTCTCTTTCTCATTTTTGATTCTTCCTTTCTTTGGCCAGAATTTTATATAACGTTTGAAATACCATGTGCCATAAGATACACGCCAAAAACCAAAAGAGCGGCGCCGATAATGATGCCCCATATTGAAGCGGCGATCTTTTCGTTCTTTTCGCGTCTTTCTTTATTTTTGTCATTCTTTTGGTTCATTTCATATTCCTCCTTTGTGACACCACAAAGTGATTATAGCACAATCTAGGCTCCGAAAGGGGTCTTTTTGTATTTTTTGGAATTTTTGGAGACTTGCACAATCGGATGGGTTTCATTTTGTGAAGGTGGGGTGGGTGTTGGCAAGGGGAACCCCGAAAACGGCCTTTTTCTTTTAAAAATTTTATCGCGGGCATGACCCACCCCACCCACAGCGCTCCCTGTATACCCCTCCGGTGGATACCCCAGCCCCCAGCGCGTCCGGGCAGACTGCGGAGCACAGGCAGCACCAGAACCAGGGCGGGCAAGTATCAGGGCAGACCGCCCACCCAAAAGCTGGACACGCTGCACCGGTCTGCACTTGATACCAGACAGACCGCGCCGGGCAAATCGGGGCGGCGGCGGGGCTGGAGTGCCTGCGCAGTGTGTCCGATAGGGCACGCCCAAACGGACATACAAGAAATAAACTTTTCCGTTTATTTTTTTGTTCAAAAGCCTTGACAAAATGAACGGAAACGTTTATACTATAGACAGTGAACGGAAACGTTCATACACCACCACAAAACAGGAGGACAAAAACCATGAAAAAGACCATCGACTATACCGCACTCGCCGATACCATCCGCGCAGAACTCAACGCCCGCCACGATCGCAGCGCGTGGGATAAAGCCGTTACGTTATACGCTCTCGACCTGCTGGACGATGTGCAGGAGGGTGCAGACAATATGGAGCGCTTACCCCTTGACGGCGCAGAGCTTGAGCGGTGGGCGCTTAACGGTGCAAGCTGCTGGGAGCAGTATAGCAACGGCGGTTGCTCCATCTGCTATGACGCCGATATCGCCGCCCGCGTATGCACACCGTCTGAACTCAAGCGCAAGCACGGCGGAGCGTATGAACCAAACAGCCGGGAAACGTGGCTTGACGTGCAAGCCCGCGCACTGTACCAAGCTTGCAACCGTATCCGCACCATCTGCCGCACAAACGGCCTGTATTGCAAGGGGGTGCAGTAAAATGATTACTCTTGATTTTGCCCAGTGGGCCGCCCTCTGGTACGTGGGCGGCATGATTTCCGGCGCACTCGTTATGATTGCTTTTTTAAACAGCTGAGGAGGGCGAAAAAATGACAATCGATATTTACAAGCCGGAACTTGCTGCAGAGTATCGCGGCAACGTAAAAGCCGCTATCCGTGCCGGTGCTTATAGTGTATGGGACGCGGAACGCATTGCAGGCGCTTTTAATTTTGGACACGGTACGCAGGCCGATTTTGAGCGGCACAAAAAAGCAAATTCTGGCTTGCATCTTTTTATGGAGGTATAAAAATGACGACTTTCGAAGAAAAGGTGAACGCATACCGCGAAAACAAACGGTTGATTGAAGAGCTTGAAGCAATGAATGACGCCGTAAAGGCTGAAATCATCGACATGATGCACGGCGCGCCGGAAATGGTACAGGGCACTGCAAAGGCCATTTATAAGGACGTGCAGAGCATCCGACTTGATAGCAAGCTGCTTAAGACGCTACACCCTGATGTATACGCCGAATGTAGCAGCAAAACCAGCTACAAGCGTTTTAGCGTGGTATGATGGGATGCGACAAGTGATATTATCTTGCATCTTGTTTTTCTTCTGGTTTTTCTCGGCGCTGTTTAAGGCGTCCAAGTGATACCGCACGGACACTTTAGCGGGGCTGCACCGTAAAGCAACCCCGCCCCAGCCCAAAAGGGTAAAAAACTTTCTGCAAGTCCTGTTTTCGGGGCTTGCAATATGCTATACTGTAAAAAAGGGCAAAGCCCGGAAAAGAGGAAAACCATGTTAAAAGACATTTCTAGCAGTGCCGCCGCCCTGTATGATGGAGGATGGAGAAGTACAGACGCCGACCAGCTCCGCACAGAATACGACTTGACAGAAGAAGAAACGCAAGAGCTTTGCGCCGCCCTTGCAGACCTTGAAGGAAAAAATAAATAATTCCTACCCCGTCCGCGTGGCGGGGCTTTTCTTTTGCCTTGCATCTGCTGAGGGTGCAGGGCTTTTATTTTGTCCTGCTGCAATACAGCCACGCGCAAGCGTTTACAGCGCGTTTTGTGTCGTCCATGTAAATTATACCGCCAACGCTGCAAAGCATCATACAGTGCTTTACTGCGGCTTTTCCGGCGCTTGTGCCCGCTCAGCCGCCCACGATACCAGACCGACACAAGCGGCTATAATACCGCCTGCACCACGCTGGAGCGCATCACAGCGCCGCAACGCATCCAGCGCATACCAGATAACACCGCCACGCCAGACGCTGTACAGACCAGCGCAACCGCCCTATTATAATAAGGTATATAAGGGTGCGTCCCTGTTATGGATTCATGCCAGCCCGGCGGGGTCAGCTACTGCCGTCTGTGGATTGCTGGCAAGTGCTGGCAGCGTGTCAGCAGTACAGACCCGGCGCACCCGCTGAGGGGTCAGCGTCTCCACCTGTACAGGGTCAGCCCGGCAGCTTGCAATTTAGCACCGGCTGGCGCCCTCCACCCGGCGGGGCAGTCGGGCAGTGGCGCGGCGGGCGGCGCGGAACCATTGGCGGCTCTCGCCGCAGCTCTTTTCGGGCTTTCGCCCGATAGCCAATAGAGGTCAGCAATAGTCGTAACAGATTCTGGAATAGTCATAGCCAATAGTCGTAGTTTCTCCAATAAAATAGTCGTAAAATAGTCGTAAAGTCGTCAGACGACTAGCTTTTGAAAGTCCTATATATAGTATATTAACGAACAGTTTGCTAATAGTCGCAAAGCAATAACAGCAGCACTTTCTTGCGAATCATCGTCAAATAGTCATGTATTTTTTGTGCGAAATAGTCGTTCGTCTTTTAGAGAAAGAGAGGCGCGATAGTCGCTAAGTCATCCGACCACTCCAAAATCACCTCTCGTTCCAATTTCGCATAATTTATTCCTACACCAGTTATATCTGTTTCGTATAATAACCGTACTTATTATAGTATACAGATATAGTTACTCCCGATAATCACGGATTATTTCGTATAATAGCTTGTACCATCCGATTCTGTTCGTTCCTGCTCGTTTTAATTCCCAGTAAAGCGCTATGGTATTTTAGCTAATCTATAGCATTCTGCTATGAATAGTATATGCAACATTTCTACATATTCAACTGACAACAAAATTACGTCAATTCTCCATTTGAAATAGTCGTAGACCATCCACTAGTCCGAGCCCCACGCCAGCTCTCGTCTACGGTCTGCTTTGCTGTCTAACGGTATAGCTTTGGAGATAGAGGGTTGTAGGGGGAAAGAACCTTTGCAAGACATTTGGTTGTCGTTTCAAGTTGTCGCAGTTGTCGCACCATTTTGGCGTGGGGACATGAAATAGCTTGTCTATTTCATGGAAGGGAGATAGAGAGATAGATAGATAATAATAGGGGGTTGTAGGGGGGAAGAAGAAGGAAGGAAGAGAGGAAGATTGGTATGCAAACGCATCATGTGAATCCATTCGCATTCAAACGCATCTCGCTGACAGTCGCTCTCAAACGCTACCCAATCAAGACGGCTCCTGTTCAAAAACCAACTTTGCCGTTTTCTCCCGATAAATAACAGGCAAAAAAGCACGGAATAGTCGCAGAGGGTAGTTTTACCACCCGATAACATTCCATGCTTTCCGATACGTTTGTTGATTGGGGATTTTAGCGGAGATTAGATTCTGCCACCTGCTTGCATCTTGCGCATACGTTCTGCGGCAGCTTCCTTCTGCTCGTCCGTCATAATCCTGCTGGTCGCAAACCGCACAAGCCGCTTAGGCATCTTATACCACTTGCCGTCCTTGTCCTGCTTGACCAGCTTGTACGATGCAGGCTCGCGCTCACACAGCTTGTCCAACTTACGCATATACACCGGGTCAGCGGTATAAACCGATGCAGTATCTTCCGCTGCATTGAAGTTGACGATGGTCTCCTGTTCCAGTCGAGTGATGTTCATAATCGTTTTCCTCCGTTTGTTGATTGATGAAAAATATTTATGGGGTGCAAGCGGTAACTCTTTATCGCCAAGACCCTGTTATCTGTTTTTCTTGCCTATTCTACCGTGACGATACGAGCGCAGAAGCGGTTTAAGCCATGTAGTCCTCAAATCGTTTAACCGACTTGAAGATAATTTTGTTGTTACACCATCTCTGCAAGTGTCGAATCTCTTTCGGTGCGGATGGCTTGTTATAAATCATCACATAAGGGTCGTAGCCCAGATCACGAAGCGTGTAGATGCGATACAGGTCTTGTTCCAACGTGCTGTTAAAGTTCGTTAGACAGTAAACCATTCCAATGTTCGACTTACGCCGAAATCCCTTTGCAAAGTCCTCAAACTTGCCTTTCAAGTCATCGTTAGGGTTATCCCACGCAAAATGTAGCGTGCCAATCCGCATTTTGTTAATGTCCTCAATGTCTGCTTGATTCAACAATCGAATGTCCAGACCTTGCGTGAAGTCGATTTTGGCGTGGGTGTCAATGTACTGCTGCATGAGGTCACGCTTCTCTCTGCAAGCTGTGATGTTCGGGTCTAAAACTTTGATTTCGTCCTGACCGCACCAAAAGTCGCTTACATCTGCCACTTTTACGGCACATCTTCCCTCTTTTGCTGCAACATGGCAGAAGGAACATCCTCTAGGGCATCCCCGGCTTGTCATGCTGACTGCAAACGGGAACTGTGGGTAAATGCTATAATCAGGAAAAGACTTTTCGATTTCAGGCGGTAAATCAACGTCTTTCGATTTATCGAATATTTCTTTGCCGTCCACTGTGCGGATTGCGTATCCTGTGCCGCCTTTAATCACCTTGTCAGCGTTCAATGGTTCTGGCACGTCAGGGCTGTACACGTCTGAAAAAATCTTGCTCATGTACACAATGTCATAGTGGACAAAATCACTCCACCACCATTCAACATCATCGCCTTTTGCCTTGTGATAGCTTGAAATCCGCATCAATGCAAGGTTCGGGAAATTGTGTCCGTCTACGTCAATCAATCCAATTTTCATGTTTTTACCTCACATCCATACGCATTCTTTGAACTGCTGCGTCTCCGTCTGGAACGTGATGTCCAGTGACCCAACGTTGCCCTCTTTGTTCTTCTCAAGTGCAAAGTGATAATGCTGCTCCGGTCGTTTTTTTGTGGTCACGTTCTGTGCCAGCAGGATAATCGCATCTGCGTCCTGCTCGATTTGCCCGGATTCTCGTAAGTCTGCGGCGGTTGGTGGGATACCTGCTCTTGCGGTCTCTCGATTGAGCTGCGCAAGTGCTACCACCAGCGTTCCTGTGGACTGTGCGAACTCATGCAGTGCCATGCTAATCTCCGTGACGGCACTGTATCGGTCTTTCGCTCCAGCTTGATGGATAAGTTGCAAATAGTCGATGAACACTACTTTGGCTTGCATCCTGATGGACTGCGTTCTAATCCACCCAACGCTCTTACCAGCGGCAGAGCGGACGAACAGCGGATATTTCTTGATAGCTGCCAACCGGTCAAGCTCATCAATGCTGACGGTCTTGTTTTTGACTGTGTGCAGCGGTACGCCTAGCTGGTTTGCGATAATACGGGCATAGAGTGTATCCGGGTCTGTCTCTAGGCTGAAATACGCCACCTTACGTCCGTTCTTGGCTATTTCACAGGCAAGTTGCAGGGATAGAGCGGTCTTACCGGCAGACGGTCTGCCGCCGATCACAACGAAGTTGCCCGGCACAAGATGTAAGTTGTTATCCAGCACTTTAAGCCCTGTGCTGATATACTCCGGTTTATCATCCAGCTTGCGGATGTAATTGTCTATGCCGTCACACATGGGTATAAAGTCGCTTCTCTCGGTGTGCAGATTGATTGCTTCGCCTAGCTGCTCATAAATGCCCGTCAGGTCTGCGTATCTGGTCGAGCCATCAACGATTTTGAACGCAATCTCTCTGGCTCTGGACAATGCTGCCTGTTCCTTGACGATTCCAGTCCATCCAAGCATCATGTCATGGGTGACGTTTCGGATGAACTCTGCTCCGAAGGCATCCAGACATTCACCCATTGCTTTCTTGCAGTTATCGTACCGCCCCATAACTTCTACCGGGTTCCATTTGTCGTTGTGTTCCCAATAGCCGCGAATGGCAGCGAATGTATCACGCAGTTCTGGGCAAAAATCGTCGATTTTAAGGTCTTGCAGCACATCGGCATACTCAGAGAACGTGAGGACTGCCCCCAGCAGGATGTATTGGGTCTGATTTTCAATATTCACCGCAGAAAGTCTCCCTCGTCAGGCAATTCAGCCGTTGTCTGCTGGTAGCCACCGTTCCAGTCCTTCACGTTACGAATCCAGTTTCGTGCAGCAGCTTTCCAGTCCTTCATAGGCGATTTACCGACCTTCCAGCCATTTGCCGTGAAGTGATCAATGAACCGCTCCGCTTCCAGTCCGCCGTATCCCTTTTCGGCAAAGTAGGATTTCGCTTCTTCGACAGTCGGAGCTTTGAAGCGTTTGACTTCGTTGGTATTTTTCTTTTCACATTTTTCTTTTTTATCAGATTCAGATACAGAATCAGATACAGATAAGCTACCATTCGTATCAGTTGGTATGTTTGGTATACCATTTATACCATTCGTATCCTGTGGTACCATTGGTATGCTTTCGTGTTTTTTATCGTTCCAACGCTTGTTTATATTTTTCTTGTTTGCTTCTCGTCTACGCTTATCACGTTCTTCCATCTTCTGCACGTTCATATCATCGAACGCCTTAACAACTTTCCAGATCATCCGCATAGCACGGTCGTTGTCGTATGCTGGCTCAAGTCCAGTCTCAACATACTGTGCGTAGTTGCGGATGAATGCTCCAAATTCCTCGTCTGTCAGCTCGTCCATCGCATGAACGTGTTCCAACAGAAGAATCATTGATGTTCTTGGTTTGCGTTCCTGCTCCATACTTAATCCTCTTTGTAGCGTTTGTTCCATGCTTCGATAAGGTCGGCTTTGATTCTTGCTTTTTCGCTTTCAGGAGAATCAAGCGTATAACTCCTGCTCTCCATGAAAATTCGACATTTGCATTTATTATTTCCATGTCCTCTTGTAACGAACATCCATAATTCGGAATCATGGCTTGTTTCCGCAATAGCCACTTTCCCGCCGCAAAACGGGCATCTCTTAAGTTCTTCCATCTTTAATTCTCCTTAAAACAGGCACTCAGCGTCAGGTTCACGCAGCCATCCTTCGCCCGGAATATTGACTATCTCATAATACTGCCGTGCAACGTAGATTGTTTTCTGCCCATCCTCAGCAATCAGACCGACAATCAGATAGCTGCCATGAGCCATAAAGAACCAAGGTTCGCTCTTGTAAGTCTCGCCCTTCATCCAGTTTTTCATCCTGTTCACGGCTTTTTCAATATCCTTATCTGGGCAGTCCGGGTTGTCGTATGCAAAGAAGTCCTCAGGAAATTTAAGTTTTTTCATTTTCTGAACCCCTCTCTTGTTCTCGTGATTCGCTTATGAGCCTTTACAGGCCTTTCGCCTTTGCCGTAAGCTGGGCGAATATGTTTTGCCTTGATATACCCACAAGGCGGTTTCGGCCCGAAATCAAAAAGGCTCAAGTCCATAATGATGATGCCAAACTTCTTGTTCGTCATGTTTACTGCTCCTTACGCATACCATTTCGGCGCTTCATTGAAGATTTCCACGCCTTTTGCAAAGCCAAGCTTTTCTAAGGTTTCACACATTATGCCGTCCATCATGCTGTGAACGATTTCTTCATCATCGCCGTACTTTTGGTATGCTTCCTGCATTTCTGCCGTGAATGCGTCAACCATATCTTGCGTAATAACGATATTGTTTTCCATGAGCCCTCCTATACCATAGGAAACGCCATCCAATGCGTCACCGTCACATCTTTCGGCAGTCTCTCGCCTATCTCATCCCAAAACTGACCGTCTGCATAACAGCCAAGAAAGTACGCTGTCGGCGAGATTCCTTGCAACATTTTTCCATTTTCATCACGCCACGTTGTCTTAGTCGCAAGCAACAAAGGCTGCGTTCGCTCTCGTGGCGGTTCGTTTGCTGGATGCCAGAGTGTGTTAGCCATCACCCTTTCTCCCTTCAATCTCCATCCCACACGCCGTCAGGCCGCATCTTCGCAAACGCAAGCAGACCGTACAAGGCGCGTTTGGCGTTACCCTCTGTGGCGTTCCAGTAGTCGCTATCGTCTACATCGTCGCCTAGTGCAGAAATAGCCTTTTCAAGCATCGGAATGCTCTCTGCGCCTGTTTTACCATAGATGGAGCGAATGCCGCCCTCCCCAAACACTTCCGGTCGATAATAGAAGTGACCGTAATTATAGGTGACGTTGAGCCACAGTTCTTTCGTGCCGCCCATAGCGCGCATACCGCCTGCGATAAAATGCGTACTATCCGCTTTGAGCGTTTCATGCGTTACAGGGTCGCACAGCGAAATATCATAGCTCATATTCGTCCAGCTCCTTTTTGATTTGCTGGCGTTCAATCTGCTTCAATCTTGCCTTTGCCAGCTTGCGGTTGTCAGCCTTACGAATAGCCCAGTTGTTGCGGTGGTTTGCCCACGCGGCAAAATAGTGACTGTATTCGCTTTGGTCGTACCAGCCCTTTCCAATAAGCCCTTTATAGGTCTGCTGACGTTTCATCTTTCTTCTCCCATTCTTTGCATCCACGTTCGTCCCACACAAAGTCTGCAACGTGTTCTGACTGGTCGTTCACACACACGCCCTCCGGCTCTGCGTACCATTTGCAAGAGCCACAGGACGGCTCAGATTTGTTCTTGCAGGATTCTGCCGTGCATCGGATAGCCTTACCAGCGGAGAACTGTTTGATGCCCATGCAAGAGCAGCGTTCGGCGGTGCAGTAAAAGTTCATTCCTTCTTACCTTCCTCTCCAATTTCGTAAATTCCTACGCAAATTCCAGCTTTTCCATCGCCACACGGGTGCGACTGTAAGTTATCTTGGAAAATTTTACGGATTCCACCATTTTTGTAAGCCCTAAACACGACGTCAAGGTTGGCGTAATCCAAAAATTTTTTTCCATCCCAATACAAAAGCTTCCCATATCGTTTGCATTTGCAAACTATCACATTCCGCATTTTGTCATTCCTTTCTCACGCGCTTTCCTCTGTTGAATCGCCTGATCACTCGCTTATACTCTGCATAGCACTCCGGGCAAAGGTCGCCTGTGTCTCTGCGCCACGCCCAGTCCTTGAAGTATTCGTCAGGGTTCATCATCCTACCGCCCAGAACTGCTCCACAGCGGTCGCATACTCGCTTGTGGTAGATTCCTCTGTCAGTTTGCATTAGTCGTCCTCCCCCACGTCCTTAAACAGAATTTCTTTGTAGGCTTTCCAGTCTTTGATTTTGCACAGAATGTCTGTGCCGGGTACGGTCTTTTTCAGCCCATCCATCTGCCAGACGTTCCATGAGATAGTATCTGCGATGCAATCAAGAAAAATGGGCATAAAGCCAATTTCCAGCTTTTCAGCATCAAACCGATACCTAAAATTTTCGATCAGTGTCAGGAACAGATTGCACCTTGCCAGCAAGAGATTGTCTCCCTGCCACTCATAGCCGTATGTCGATGCATAGGCATTGATTGCCCAGCACATCCACACATCGTAGTCATGGAACTGCTCTGCCAGAACATTTAGCTTCCTATCCAGCAGACCGATTCTGTCCGGCACAGCAATCATCTTCCCTGTTGTTGTATCATATCGACTTGTCAGGAACGGTGCTTCTCCACAGGTGACTTCAAGACAAGTCTTGTTGATGTACTCCTTCCAGTCTTCGCCCTTCAGGTCGTTTTCGGCAACGTCTGCCATCTTCTTGCAAACCCAAGTCGGCGTGAACACCTCTGCTTTCTTGCTGGTTCGCTTCTTCTGGTCTGCAAGCCGTTTCTGCACACGAGGGACAAGCTGAATTTTGTCCAACTGTTCCAGTGTGATTTCATCTGCAAAGTCAACGCCCAGTTCAGGTGGCGGGTCTGTCGCCCAGATGATGTTCTTGCCTGTCGTGTGGTCTTGCAATAGAACAGGCAGGAACGTGCGTAGGCATGGGTCGGAGAAGTCAATCAAAGTTACCATTTGCCAGCCCTCACCATGATTTTGTTTTTTTCTTTCAGCCAGTCCTTGACGCAATGAAAGCAATGCTCACGGTTTTGGCAACGCTCCGGGTCACGATGTTTGATAAGTTCGCAGATGCCCGGCGTAAAGTTTTCTGTAATATCTTCGTCCGTCATAGAGCGGATAAAATCGCCATTAGTCATGTTTTTCCTCTTTATGTTCCCCATCAATCAGCTTTTGTTACGACTGTATCTGCTCCGTTGACAGTAACCCATCCATGCTTCAGTCTGGCTTCAGCTTCTTTCATCTGAATCAGTTCGGGAGTGATGGATTCCGACACGATACGATTCGATTCTGCTTCTGCCTGTGCTTCGATCACTTTCACATCGGCTTCCGTCTGAGCCTTCACCTTGTCCGTCTCAGCCTGTGCAAGAGCAGTCTGCTTGTTCAGCTCAGCGATTTCAGCGTCCTGCTTTGCTTGTTCTTTCGCTCTAATCTTTTCGGTCAGAGTGTCATCCAGCTCTACGTCGATCACGAGGGCACTTGAAACGCTGATTCCGTATTCATTAGTGAGTTTTTCATTCAAATAATTTGTGATTGCGTTGTTTACTTCCGTTTTCTTTTCAGAATAAATATCCATTACGGAAAACTGGGGCGTTACCTCCTTAACGTAAGCGATAATGCTGTTCTGGATGCGGCTTTCCACAAGCGTTTCACCATCCATTCCGTTAAAGCGGCTGTAGAGTTCAACAACGCGGTCTGGAATGAAGTTATAATTTACGGTAAGGTTTACTCCGACCATTCCACCGCTTGCAGGAGCATCAATATGCCAGTCTGCGTGTTCCTTTGCATTATAATCTGCCGGGTCATCCGAAAAAATAAGTTGCTGCTGGCTGATAGGGAACTTGCTAACGTGCTTCATGGGAGAAAGAAAGTGCCAACCCTGTGACAAAGTGTTCTGCTCAACGCCTCGTGCCGAATAAACGACTCCAACATAACCAACAGGCACTCTCTCCAAACACAGCAAAAGAACCACTGCAACAAAAAATGCTGCTACCACAGAAGAAATAATAGTTGCTACTTTTTTCATGTTTTACTCCTTATCGTTAAAATTGTTGATAATCAAAAAGGCGACCGCCCAAGATAATAAAAAGAAAGCAATTAGTTCTTTCACTTCTCCGCCACCTCTCTGTATTCCACGTCAATCCCCTTAGGCAAAGCCGTCTGGTACTTCTGAGCCAACTGCTCTGCGCTCTGGGCATCGCCCAACGGCTGTTCAGGCGGTGAAACGGCGATCTCCACGTTGTCGCGCATACCAAAGTAGTTCTTGGCTCGGAAAATCCACTCTGCCGGGTTCTCCTGACCGTACATACCGTTGTACGCCCACATGGACTGCATTTGCAGAATCAGCTTTAGGATGTATTTCTGCTGTAAGCTGTCGTCACGGCGCTTGCCCGCCATAATCTGCTTCAGGCTCACCCATTCGATGCCCAGCACCAGTGCAATCCATTCGACAACAGGGGAGATTCTGGCTTCGATACAAGCGTCAAAAAAGAAGTCAAGGCGTTGCTGAACTTCAATCGGGTTGTTCATGTCCACGCTCGGAAGGTCGCCAAAATACTTGGCGGCAATCATGCCGATGACTTTCTTGTCCTCTTCATTACCGATTCTTGACTGCAAATCGCCTGTATTCAGCATCTTAGACCTCGTGATCGCCAATTCCTGTTGTTCTTTCACCTTTTTACTCACCTGTGAGCGGATAGATTTCCGCTTGTTAAGCATCTGTTGTTTCTTCTTCTCGCGCTCTTTCTCACGCTTCACAGCGGCTTCTTCTTTCGCCTTTTGCGCCCGCTTCTCGCGCTTTTTCTTTTCAGCTTCGGTCAGCGGCGGTCTGCCACGACCACGCTTCGGGGGTGTTGCCATGTATCAGGCCTCCTTTGGTGGTTCAGGAAACGGCATCCAAAACTGAAATAAGTCCGGCGCATCAGCCACAAAATCCCACTTAGCCGGTTGCGAAATTGCTGAGCCTACATACATTGCAATAACTTTTCCGTATGCGGAATCTTTCTTTGTTGGCGGGTTTTCTTTTGTATTTCTCCACTTATCCTGAAAACCATTTTCGCTATAAGAAACGATTTCAAAATAATGTGTAGCCATCCCAAGTTCTTGCTCAATATCGCTACGGATGCTCTTGTCATCCTCGTCCACTTCGGTTTCGAGAACAAGGTAAATTCGCTTTTTCATGCTCTCACCTCTTCATCTTCTTTTCGATGTTGTCCAGCTTCCATGTAATCTGCCAGACGGAACAGCAGTTGTCCAGCTGCCGCCACCAAGCGCACTTTTCCTTCTCGCATACGCACCGACCAAGCGGATTGCTAGTCATCTTCATCGGGCAGTAAAGTTCGTTTTCCATTGGCTACTCTCTCTCAATATGTACCTTAGCTCTTTGAACGTTTTCTGAACCGACAAAACTTTTGAACGAACCGTTTTTCAAATTTACAGCGTTATAAACCAGCGTAGTAAAATTTCCGCTTGCTACCGTAGTTGAAACGTTCTCTGTTTTCATGTAAAGTTCCGAATGATGATAAAACGCTTCCGCAACATCAATGTCGCTAAACGGCATTGGAATATCGTTTATTGATTTAATTTCCATACTTACCTCAGCTCCACCTTTCTCTCAGTTCTTTTTCGACCTGCTCTGACTTTGCGGTGATGTAATCCGCAAACTCGTCAGGGGTCATGTCCTCTTCTTTGAACTTGCCGACCATCTCCCAGTACCTATCACCGATGCGGATAATTTTCTGCACCTGTTCATCGGTCAGGTCTGCATCGCACCGAAGATTCTGGATCAGTGCGCCCCATGTGGCAGCGATGCCATCCAGAGCCATGCGAAAGCCGTACAACTGGTTCTGCCGTGCAATTTTGCGGAGGTTGGTTGTCTTGACCTGTTTGCCACACAGGGGGCAGTTTCCAAATTTATTCATCTGACTGCTCCTTGTCTTGAAGGCGATGGAGCCAACGGTAGTATTTTTCGCTTGCAATAATTCCAATTCGCTCATACGCTTTTCTGTCATCCGAAAAACCAAGAGCGGCCATGCACACCATAACGTCTGCGTATTCCTCTTCAAACGCCTTTCGGCATTCCTCTACGCTCTTCGGTGTCGGGTTCGTGCCATCCAGCGCCCGGCGCAACTTCAACGTAGCCTGTGCCAACTCAGACGCTTCTTCTGCCAACTGTGCCAAGATTTCCGTCTTTGGCAGGATGTCTGAAACTTTCTTACTCACTTTTTTCTCCTTTCAGCCAGTCGTTCAGCTTTGCCATGCAAGAGGGGCAAAGAAATGGTTCATCATAGCAATCGCAACTCCAGTAGTCCCATGCGTCATGCACATTCTTGTCAACCAGAATCACGGCATTGGGCTTATGCCTCCCCATCTCATCGGGCGGTTCAGGATTAAACACTTCTCCGCAGCGGTCACATTTCATGCTCATGTTCTTTCTCCAATCTCTTTAGCAGCCCATCCACGTCATACCGCCAATGAACACGCAGCTTTTTTGCCTCGACTTCTATCCCCTCTTGTTCTGCCCACTGCCAAGGGATGCTCTTGCGGCTCTCGTTGTAACGGAACGCCAGAACCTTGCTGGCAGGGATTGCAAAGGTGCGATTGACTGCCCGGTAGTTGACTATCACATGGGCGGTCTGGCCGCTGTATCCCATTGCATCCACCATGTCAGTGATGTGCTTTTCCTTGCGGTATTTGCACTTTGTCTTGTCGTACTTGCCGAACACCTTTTCCAGAGGGATAGAGGGCGTTTCGATGGTTTTCAGCTCAAACAGGTGGTTCATCGGGTATCGGTACACAATGAAATCACAGATATTGTCGATGGAAAACGACAGGTTCTCGTTGCCGCCGTAGTAGGTTGCGGCACTGTCTTTCAGGCGGTAGCACCACGCATCGGATGGGACGGATGCCTTGAAGTCTGCTTCAAACTGCTTGCCGGTGTTCATTCGTTGCCCTTTGGTCGTTTTGGGAGTGGCATCCAGAACGGCATATTGTCAGGAAACGACTCCGCAAGGGTCATATTCACAATTCCTGCACGTTCCGTATTGCTATACCAAACCAAAATGTTTCCCATCGAATCTCCGTCACATTTGTGAGGTGGATTTTTCACTATATCTTTCCATTCATTCATCCTCGTTTACCTCCAAATTCACGGAATATGGGTTTCCTTTTCAGCAGGTTCTTCCATTTCTTTCATAATCCGCTTGTGTTCTTCGATTGTCATGTTGTTCGGGAGGAAATACCTGTCAACCATTTCAAACGGCTTAATATAATGGTCAAGAACATCTCGTGCTTCTTTTCGTGCCTTTTCAGCACACATCTCGATATATTCTTCTTCGGTCATGTTGTAATCGGTGACACAATCGACCACCGAAGAAAACCGACACAGCAAACCGTTAGGCTGTCTTGCAATAAAAGCTCCCATTTATCGTTCACCTCTAAATTCACTTCCGAGAAACCGTTTCTTGCCACGTTCCCGGTGCTTATCCTCGTAGTCTCTGCGGTATACGCTCTGGCTGTGGTTCAGCTCATACACGAATGCCTTGCGTTCCTCGAAGTCTTTCTTCTCCGTCTTGTACTTCTCGCAGGTGTCGTGACAGGCTCGTGCGCTCAAATAGTATTTTTGCGGCACGTTGTCCTCCAAAATCCACGACAAGAGCGATTCTCTTTCGGCGTTGGGGAACTCCCCAATATTGAGCGTCAAGCTGTCGCCAAGCCAGAGACCATCCGTTTCCGGCGATTGCTCCGGCTTTGCTCCATCCGCCCCCCCTTCGGAGGTTTAGGAATTGAAGTGTCTGGTTGTTCCACGCGGGCAAGTTCTTCCAGCACGGCTCTGAAATCTTCTCCTCCATTGGAGCTAAATGCTCCGGGCACGTTTTCCCAAACAGCGAAAGTTGGATACAGTCCATTTGTGCTTGACCTCATTTCTTTTATGATTCGAACCGCTTCCATGAACAACCCGGAGCGTTCTCCCGCAAGTCCTGCCCTGCGCCCAGCAATGGACAAATCCTGGCACGGGCTACCGAACGTGATGCAATCCACAGGCTCTATCTGGTCTCCGTGAATCTTTGTGATATCGCCCAAGTGTTTCATCTTTCCAAACGCCCGTCCAGCCAGATAGCGCAGCTCTTATATAAGGTAGGCGGTCAACGGCTTACAAATCAGAATGGCAGCGAACCATCCGGCTCTTCAATCAGGGAGAAGTCATCGTTCCCGCCCTGCAAGTAGCCGGAGCCAGACCCGCCAGCCAGCGTTTTCTTCGGTCTGACTTCATAATCGCCGGAACGAATCTTGTCCACGCTGGTGAAGCGGTCAACAACAAGCTTCGTCTTGAGGTTGCCATCGTTGCCCATGTACTCCTCCTCACGGAGAACCACGCCGACCAGCTTGCCACGCAGGGTCTTTTCATCGTTGTTGAACTTGTAACCGGGATTGGACTGCTCCACAGCGGTGATAAAGCCCTTGAAGAAGGGCAGCACCTTTTCCTTGTAGCTCTTGATGGTCTTGCCACCCCATGCCCATTCGCCAGGATTCAGCTTGCCACGCTCGATAAGAGAAGCAGTCTGCTCACGCCAGTAGCCCTTGAACTCGCCCTCTGCAACTTCCCACTCGATGTTCAGGCGTTCCTTTGCGGGTTCGTCCGTTGCCTTGCAGATACCGGCAACATAGCCGCCAACAGGCAGGTCACGGCGTTCGGTTGCTTCCTGCACGTCATTCCAGTTGATGTTCTTCATCTGTTACTCTCCTTTGTTTTCTAAAAGATCTTCGATAGGGACTCCTAATATTTTGGCGACTAAATAAACGGAACCGTAAGTGGGTACCCTACCTCTACGGAGGGCTGTTATAAAGGAACAAGGAAGACCCGCTCTATATGCAAGCTCCTGCGTCTTAATGCCCTGCCGTGACATCTCTGCAATTAGTTCGATACGGTCAATACGCATAGTCTTTTCAACTTTCTTGTTCGTTACGAACCGGGATGCCGTAATACTCACGGATGGTCTTATCTACGGCGGCGAGGTCGTTCTCGATCAGCGCATCGCTGAACATCCCAAGCGGGGTTTTCACGGTGTCCATCCCATCATTGCGGGTGCTGAACAGGTATCGCCCATCCTGCACAACGGTTTTCAGAACGATGGTGAAGTACCCTTCCACACAGACCTTCTCGTCCAGCAGTTTGCCGATGGTCTTAAACTTTTCGCCACCGTCTCCGTCACGCTCGCTGTGCCCGAAAAAGTAAACCACCACATCGTCCGGCAACTCCTTTGCCCGCATCAGCAAGGCGTTAAAGTTGGCTGCCATGTCGGTAAACTTCTGGTATCCAGCGACCTTTGCGTTCCGCATGAACTCGCCAGTCATAAGATAGGTGGCATCGTCAATAACGATGGACTTACGTTTGGTGCTGTGGATTGCAGCGTCAATCTTGCCGTAGTCGTTGGTGATATAGGTTTTCATGTTGCTGCGGAACGGCAGCGGCTTGCCAAGCACGTTGATAACCGCAACCTGTTCCGGGTCAAAGTTGCGAAGTGAAGCGGATTTACCGCTGCCGGAGTGACCGTAGACCATTACTAATACTGCCATTTTTCTTTCCTTTCTTCGGCTTCATTAGGCTTCATTGTTCTTGCTTCGGCTTAATACGGCTGTACAGAAATCAACCAGCCAGCAGCTCTGCCAGCTGTGCACGCAGGTCTTTCAGCTCCGCTTCCCTGTCCTCGATTTCAGACTGCAAGTCCTCAATCTCAGCCAACCGGTCAGCTTCTTTGGCTTCTGATTCCTGCTCACGGGTTAGGAAATACACGCCGTCCTCCGGCTCGGTCACACCACCGAATCTGTCAAGGTTAATCATCTTTTGGTCTTCCTCTCTTACGCCGCTCTTTGATTTGCAGCGCACTATACCACTGGTCTCTGTCGATTTCGATTGTTGTCCAGCGGTAGTTGCATTCAAGGCACTTCTTGCGGCGAACGACGCTGTCATGGTCTGACCGGCTGTCAATCGTTGTAATGTTGTCGCTACCGCACACTGGGCATTTCACCGTACATCCCTCCACTTGTTAGTATGAGCGGGAATGCGGTTCAGCTTCCTCGTCCGTTCGGTATCTTCATGCTCTTTTTCCGCACTCACTCCAAGCGCGCATAAAACCAGAGCGGTAGCTAGTAACATCAGTGAAACAAATGCCCATCCAAGCATCTGTACTGTAGTCTCGCATCCATTTATTGTATCGCCACAGCTAACGGCTACGATTGTAGCGACGATACCAAGTATAGTAAGCACATTTCCTTTTACGGTTTTCATTTTGTCCCTTCTTTCAGAATGATATCGAATAAAAATGGTTTGCTTGCATCGATCATGACTATTGCATTTAGCACTTCGGCTATTTTTGCAAGCGTATCAGCCTTAACTCCCGTCTTGTACGGTGTTTTATTCGGGCTTGTAATGTTGTATATCGTTGGGGCTGACACGCCACTTCTGCGGATAAGCTCCGATGCCTTCATATCACGTTCTTCAAGAGCGGCTTCCAGTGTCATTCTTTTCACCACTTTTACTACCAAAGCTCAAAATCCAAGCAGATGCCATAATTGCTGCAATGCAGATGACGAGCCACGCTCCTTTAGTTCCGATCAGAAGCATAATTTGATGCATCAGCCAGAAGTTCAGAAAAAACGTCGCCAGAACCACGGCAAGCGCTACGCCACCCATCATTGCGATTTCTACAAGTACTTTCATTTTTCTCCTTTCGTTTTTGAATGTTTTTCAGCCGTTCCTTTTCACGGCTGTGCCAGCGGATTTCCCGCTTTCCGTAGTATTTACCATTCATAAGTCAGTTCTCCTGCTGCAAGCATCCTCGACACCTCGCCATAATGCTTGCCCATTTTATCAGCAAGCGCTTGAACTTGCCCTACGGATGGAATCTTTTTTCTTCCAACGCTTTCTTATTCAGATTTCGTTCTTTCCTCATTTTTTGATTTTCTGCAATGCTTGCAAAAGAAGCGTCTCTTGCACATTCTTTATGATACTTTTGCGCCGCAGACATTTTAATCATTGGCTTACCGCACCATTGGCACACGGTTTTTACTGGAGTGAACCCACGTCCTGAACTCAATGCTTTACGTCTCGCGCGCTTTTGCTCACACGAGACATCTCTTTTACATTGTGTGCAATATTTTTTGCGTGGGTTTACCCTACCCAAAAAAGCTCCGCAGCGCTCGCAATATTTAATCTCCATCTTCATTCGGTTTACCTGCCTTTTTGGCTTCCCGATTGTGACGTTCAAAGCACTGATTGATAAATTTCTCCATCCACAATACCTTGTTGGCATCGTTTCTTGACACGCCCGCTGCCATCTCCAGTTTCAACCGCCGCTTCCGACTCGGTGCTTTGTAAAAATACGTCACCAACACTCACCAGCCTTTTTGGTGATGAAAGCGGGCACGTTCCTGCCGGTAGCCCGGCACAGGCAGACACACTTGGCGATCCAAATGTTCCAATCCGGCGTATAAAATGCGCAATCGGATTTCTTTGATTCTGCTTCTTCATACGCTCTAATGTAAGCTACGGTATAACCATCTGAGCCAAACCACTCAATGCTATACCCGTCCAAACACAATCGGCTCATAATGCGCATTGCTAAGTGCTGCGCTTCCATGATTTCCGCTTCTGTCCACTTCAGCTTGTCCGCTTCATAAGCCTTGACCGCTTCGTCAATGGCGTGGTGCGCTTCGTCTGGGTGTTTAAGGTCTACCTTTAAGGTGATGATCTGTTCCATGCTACTCATTTTCCCTCTCTTTCCTTCAACAGCTCTTCTAGAGCTTCTTTTACCTTAGCTTCCGCATTTTTAGGCTCACGCTTACCGTTCAGGATTTTTCCCAAGTATTCCGGTGCGCATCCAATTTTTGCAGCAAGCTCTCTGATTTCGATGCTGTTAACGTGAAGCGTTCCAACAACATCGCCTGTCCACTTAGGAAGCAAATTTTTTCTCCTTTCTTGTTCTAGTACTTGAACTTTTTGAAAGAATATGATAATATTATGGTGTCAAGCAAAAACATTATCGAACGTTCTTCTATTTGTTCAAAGCCTTTAATTTGTTCTACCGATTGAACCCGGTAGCCTTATTAAAGCACAAGTAGTAGAACTTTTCAAGTGTTTTTGTTCAAGTGGTAGAACTTTGTCATCTTGTACAAACACTGGAGGTATGTTTTGTGTTTTTTGACAATTTCGTAAGGCTATGTGAGCAAAAGGGAGTAAAGCCGTCTCGTGCTTTGACTGAAGCTGGCGTTCCGAAATCTGCTTATAGCTATTGGAGAGCCGAAGCAGGTTCAGGGAACGATGCAAAGCCGACCAATCAAAATGCCGTTAAGCTGGCACAGTATTTCAATGTTACGGTCGACTACCTTCTTACTGGCATCCAAAAAGAAAACCCGTCCCAGCAGCCGCAAAGTGAAGTCGATGCAGCAGTGGAGCGGATTAGAAGAAAACTTGAATCCATGCCGAAGGAGCAGCGTGAAGCTCTGATGAACCTGATCGAGAAGATGTAACGTTCATGCCCGGTAAAATAAAAAGAATCCCTTGTGCCGGGCTGGTGTAGCTCTGCGCAAGGGATTTTCTGTTAATCTAGGTCTAGTGCTTGCTCTGCTGCTGGAATCTTTTCAGGGTGTTCTAGCAGCCATGCAATAAATCTGTCAATCTTGGCTCTTTCTTGTTCACTCATTGTGGCATATCCTCCCGATTGGCAATCTCTGATGTTCATTTGATATTATTATACATCTTTCAGTTGTGTAGTCAATACCATTTTAACAACTTTCGCGCTTTTTTAGTTTTTTTCGGGGAAGCCACGAGTGTTCAAGTCAAAAGGGACAACGCCTATCCATCTTTCCTCCAATCACAGCTCTACGAGCTGACCGTCAATGCGTTCGATATTGTCTGCCGGGTCGCGCCCATCGTCTAAAGCGGCTACGGCGCGTTCAAGAACGTTTTTTGCTTCTTCATAAGCAAACTTATCAGCATCGTTGTTCGCAAGGTTGTAGACCAGCTTTAAGGCGGTCTGGCGGGCATATGGAATGAGCATGGTGTCAATCTGATTCATACACTAACCCTCCCATGGTTTCGGCGTTTTGTTTTCGTTCGGTTCAGATGCGGGCATTCCATCAATGATAATCATGTTGTTACCTCCTGTTTTGATTGTTTTTTTCGATGGTACAGTTATAACACAGGCTGCTGTTGGTTCTCCATAGCAGCTTTTTCCATTTTTTGGCTTGTCGAATCCGGCAGTTTTGCTGGATTTTGTTGAAAGGGTGAGGATTTATGGATGAATATTTAGTAAGAACAGCCAAAGCATTGGAGATAGCTCGAATGCGTTCCGGCTTGAGCCAGCAGAAATTGGCGGCAAAAATTGGCGTGAATCGTGGCACGATAGCAAATTGGGAGCAAGGTCTGGCAGCCATTTCCCTTCCGATGGCTATGCGCTGGTTCACCTGCTGCGGCGTATCGGCGGATCGATACATGGACGCTTGCATTCACCCAGGGCTGCTGGAACACCTGGAAGAAGACCTTTCCGATCTGGAGAAACGGCGGATTCTCATAGATGCTATGATGGAGTGCTCCTCCTATGAGATAGACGCCTTGTTGTACATCCGGTACGGAGATCACGGCTCAGACCACATCGGCGTATTGACGGAGATTCTGGCAAACCTCCACACGCCGTTGAAGGACAGGGTCGCTGTCTGCCGGATGGCATCCGGTAACTATGAGATGGCACAGGCTACCGGAACAGACCCAGACCCGAACGGTACCGCCCCAAAGATGGAAATTCTCTATCAGGCACAGGACGCTGGAACAGAAGCAGCCATGAAGTCCAACGATTCCTATACCGTTAATCCAAATAATATAACTGGTTGATTGTCGAATTATCGCAGTTTTTGAAGAACATTCTGTCCACATTCATCCACTTTTTGTACACCTATCGGGCAAAATTGCCTTGTCATTTCGTCCCCCATAGGCTGTAAATCGACAACATTCGTGCGGAATAAATAACGAATTAGCGTTAATATACTGTTTGTGATTGAGTGGCTTGTCAATCCGTCCCCCATCGTGCAGATTAGGTATACCTTTCCATCCACTTTTTGTACACCTATCCACAGTCCGTCCACGTTTGGTATAGCTAATGGAAAGTCACTTCATCACCGGTACAGTCCTATTCAGCAAGCGACAACTTGAGTTATCAACAAACTGGAATGGAAAAATAAAGAAATTGTTGAAAATTATCGTCATCGACTATTTAACGATGATATTTAACCTCTTGTTTATTTCTTGTTTAATATATAATATGTAGACGGGGGACGAAATGACAAAGCATGGGGGACGTTTTGACAAGTCATGGGGGACAAAATGACGAGGATATGGGGGACAAAAAGACAAGTCACGGGGGACGAAAACGGTTGACACGTCCCCCTACTTGTGATATACTGTTTTCAGACCATTAAAGGAAGTGAGCAGATGCCAAAAATATCAGACAACAACCTTGTCGAGAAAAGCAAATCCCTTGTTTGGGCGAAGTTCAGGGACTACACCGCAGGAGAACTTCGGTTGTTGGAGGTTTACCTATCAAGAATAAATCCGAGAGACCCTAACAGTAGCCGTGTGGAGTTCACTTTGGCAGAGTATAGAGACCTGCTCGGACTGAAAAGCCTTGACGCTAGGAGGATTGAGCCGCAGATCAAGCACTTTTTAGGCAATACGGTTTCGATTCCTATTGACAAGGAGAAAGGAACATTTGAAAGCTTTGTCCTATTCACGAGGGCAAAACTGGACTATGTACCAGAAACAAGGTCTTACGTTGTGGCAATCACCTGCAACCCAGACCTTCGTTCTATCTTCTTTGACATCGCAGAAAGCGGCTATGTCCGGTATCGGCTACGTTACACGTCACGGATGAAGTCGCAGTACAGCATCTTGCTCTATTCGATTCTTCGGGACTGGATGAACATGGACAGCAAACCGCATGAAATCAGTCTGAAGAAGTTGAGGGAACAGCTCGGTGCAACGGAAGCCAGCTACGATGTTTACAAGAACCTTCGCAAGCGAGTGCTTGACGTTGCGGTGGACGAAATCAATGCTGTGTCTGACATTGTTGTGACTTACGAGCCAGTCCTTGTAGCGCGAAAAGCTGTGGCAGTCAAGTTTAAGCCAAAAATTAAAGCGTCTGAGACGTTGATTGAAGCACAGGCAAGCGAAGTGTTGACCGAACCTCAAAAAGTCGTCAAAAAGCCCCGTAGAAGCGGATACGATGATTTTGACTGGTCTATGTGTGACGAACTAGAAAAGCAGGACTGCATTGATGTGGCGAAGGTAGTTGAGAAGTGGATGAAGAAAGAGCATCCTGAAATCAAGCTGCCAAGACGCAGAGAAGCGGTTTACGACACGGTGAAGGCGGCGTATAAGGACATTTTGTCTTTGGATAGGTCTCCGTTCCCGGACAGACCTGTTGGCTATCTGATTAGAAGCGTGGACAAGGCGGGTATCGTAGACAGGTATATGCCAGCGTTCTATTCCATCGAAGCGTTGCAAAAGTAGTCAGATTATTCAGATAAAGTAGAAAGGAGAAAGAGTATGATTCCGATGTTTCCGAAAGGCTTTGACAAAGACAAGTGGTACATGACTAAAGATGTTATGCCGGATAAAAGCCTAGAAGGATGGCCGCATGGGCTTTTACTTCGTATCGAAGATGAGAAAACAGGAGAAGAAAGTTTCATAACCGGCGAGTACGATACAATCAACGACAAATGGTTTGATTCCGATAGTAATGAAATCAAAGGAACTGTAATTGCATGGCACGTCACGCCTGTGTTGTGGGTCGGAGACGAAATAAAAGCAGCATATCCGTTCTACTGAAAAGAAAGAGTGATAAAATGGCAAAAATCATAGCTGTCGCTAACCAGAAGGGCGGCACAGGAAAGACCACCACAAGCACCTGTTTGGCTGGTGCGTTGCAGTTGCTTGGCAAGAAAGTCCTGCTGGTGGACTGCGATGCCCAGTGCAATGCAACGGACACCTACGGTGCACAGACAGAGAATGTTTGTACCCTGTTTGACGTGATGACCCGGCAAGGCACGGTAGAGGAAGGAATCCAGCACTGTGAAGCCGGTGACATTCTTCCGTCTGACAGCGCATTGAAGGACATTGACGAGCAGCTTGTCCGGGACATGGGTAAGAACTTCCGACTGCGAGAAGCCCTTGAAAGTGTATCCGAGCAGTACGATTACATTGTACTGGACACTCCCCCGCAGCTCGGCCTTGCGCTTGTGAACGCACTGATCGCCGCCAACAGCATTATCGTACCTATCACAGCAGACCGTTACGCACTGGCTGGTTTGAGCCAGCTTTCACAGACCATCGGTGATGTTCGTAGATATTTCAACCCAACTTTGAAGATTGAAGGTCTGCTTCTGAACCAGTACAAAAGCAGGGAGAACCTGTCCAAAGAGGTTGTGGAGCAGCTTCCTGTGATTGCACAGAGCATGGGCACAACCCTGTTGGACGTGAAGATTAGACCGTCTATGGGCGTTCGTAAGGCTCAGGCAGAGCGTCACAGCCTGTTTAGCGGTGACACGGCAAAGAGTACCAGTGCAGAGGATTTCAAAGCGTTGGCGAAGATGATTGTAGAGGGGGATGTGTAGTGAATGTAGTTAGATATAAAGAGCTGGAAAAAGCCGAGTTTGAATTGCAAAGCAAATTCAGCTCGAAAGATGTTATGTTTTTCCGCCGAGGGGATGGAATAGACAATCCGATTTATTATGTTGTTTCGCAAAGACATTGTGGGGCGTTAAGTCCCGAAGAAGCCATAAAAGCCGGAAAAGTTTTGATTGAAGCTGGAAATGCGGCGAAATCTTTTCGGTACAACGGGTATTTTATTGATTGGAGTGACACACAGTGAAAAAGTCCAGCAAAAAAACATCCGGCTTGTTGGGCGGGTTTGACTTCCAGCCTATTTCTTCGGGGCGGGCATTAAGCCAAAGTGAGCCAAAGGAAGAAGAAGTAAGCCAAGCAAAGCCGAACGAAGCCGAACAAGCACAGATTAAGCCTAGTGAAGCCACAGACAGCCATACGCAGCCTAATGAAGCAATATTAAGCGATATTAAGCCGAAGCAAGCCAAAGACAGCGAAACACAGCCAAGCAATGCCATAGTAAGCGAAAGTAAGCCAAAGAAGCTGAAACAGGCGAAGGAAGTTCAACGTCTTATCGAACAAGGCGATGTTCCCGGCGCACTAGCCGAAGCTAGCTTGACAAAGAAAAAAATCCCGATGCCGGAATCGCATCAGGGCGTTGCAAGTGGTGATGGCAAGCGTTCCAAGCGCATTACCATCCTTATGAGCGAGGAAGAGCGCAAGTACATCAACCGTGAAGCCAGACGGCACGGAATGACGATTGGGCAGTTCGTGTACGCTCTTGCGGTTGCGGCGGCAGAAGGAAAGATTGAATTGGAGGATTTCTTAGATGAATGACGTATGGATTGACATTGGGCAGAAATATGAAGCAATGGCAAATATGGGATGCAAGCCTTATGGCTTCAAGCGGGTTCCATCAAATTTTGTGTTTGACGAAGACAAGTCGGTAAAGTGGAACAAAGAGCAAGCGCAAAAGAATAACGATGATTACGACAATGAAGTTAAGCGGCTGAATCAAGAGAAAATGAAGCGTAGGGATGAAATCTACGCAGAGATTTATAAGACAATTCAAGAAGAAGTCGGTTTTGGGATTTCAGAAAAGAAAGCGGAAAAAATTTGGGAGTACGCTTACGATAGAGGGCATTCAGCAGGATGGTATGAAATAATCGTAAATTTGGAAGAAATTGAAGAATTTGCAAAGTTCATATTGGATAAAAAGAACTGAGTTGGAGGATTTATTGGATGAACGATAGTGAACGACACCTTATTCGATTTGTTTGCGATGGCGATATGCGAAACGCGCAAAAAGCCGTTAAAATCATTTTGAATTCTATATCATCCAAAAAAGATGAGCAGTTCAAGGAAAATATGTTTCGCAAGTTGGAAAGCAAAAGAGAATTTATTGAATTGCCATATAACTTACAGCATCTTTTGATCGCAGAGGATACAGAAGAATTTCCAGAAGCAAGATTCCTTCTTAGGAACGAAGAAAAAAGTATAACGCAGAAAATCGTTGCTATTTATCGAGCATCTGAAAAATTGAACGAAATGGGCATTCCTTATTTGCCAGCATTGATGCTTTATGGGCAAAGTGGATGCGGGAAAACCATGCTGGCTAGGTATATCGCGCATAAAGCAAAACTTCCGTTTTTGAGGATTCAATTTTCAAGTCTAGTTGATTCGCACTTGGGGCAAACACAATCTAACCTTGCAAGAATTTTTGATTATGTGAGAACTGCTCCTTGCGTTCTTTGTTTTGATGAAATAGATGCAGTTGGAATGGCTCGTGGGCAAAAAGATGACGTTGGGGAAATGAACCGTGTGGTTATCGCGATTATGCAGGAAATGGATAGATTGCCGAACAATGTAATTATTATTGGAACGGCAAACCGATTTGATAGGCTCGACCCTGCGCTTATAAGAAGATTTCCGTTGCAATACGAATTAAAGCCGTTGTGCCGTGCGGATGCAGAAATACTTTCTAAAAGGTTCTTTGAATATGCAGGAGCACAATATGAAAACATAGCTTATGAAGATTACGTCCCAGCATCTACGGTTATCAAAGAATGTACAGAACGAATTGTAAATCAAGTTCTGAATCAAGAGGATTTCTTGGAGGATTGACGAATGGGCGTAACCATCAAATGCAAAAAGACTGGGCGTGAAATGGATGTGGGCTATTTCGGGTTTTTCAAGTTGAGAACGAAGGTTGCAGAACTTGTTGGTTCGGAAGTCGGAGAGCACTATAAAAAACTTGATGACATTCTCGACATACCATCTCCCGAAAAAGAACACGTTCTAGAATCATACAATGACGAAACAGAGCGATTGGTTGAAAGCAAAATGCTTCCGATTAAAATTGCAGATTTCCTTTATCAATCGGACTGTGACGGAAAAATCCGATAAGGTGCCTGCAAGGAAATCTTAAAAGTTATAGGTGATTATGACGATAGCATTATTTGCGGATATGCTGGTAGAGAAAACCCCGCAAAGCTCAAAGACTTCAAAGAAATCCTTCAAGATTGTGTAGGCAATAAGTGCTTTATGATTTGGAGATAACAATAAACCCCTGTGTAGTCACAATGACCGCACAGGGGTTCTGTTTTACTTATCAGCAATGCAATCCCAGTAGAGATACGCCTTGCCATCTGCAGCATCTGCGTCTTCAAGGAACGCCTTTGCCATGTCAGCGTAGAAGCCCGAAGTGTCAACGGACTGACGCTTTGCCACCTGACAATAATCCGAGTACATCATGTTCATAACAGCCCAGAAATCGTTCGGGTCACAGGTGATATTGCGCTGTTTCGCAACGTCCTGCGTCTGTTCCAACGTCCAGTGACAGCCCTTTGTGCCGTCAGCGTTGACCATGCTGTCACACCATTCCTCTGCTTCATCGTGGGTGAGGTGCTGGCGTGGCATCCTGATTGAGCGGCTGTCTGCGCCGCCACGTTCGTACTGTCCAGACCGCTTGTCCCAGTCTCCGTTCTGCGAGAAGCCGATTTGCGGCATCTTGCGCCCATACTCTACGTCAGGGTAGCGGGGGATAGGGTAAGGGTCGATGTAGCGGTTTTCCTCCTGCGGATAGTAGGGATAGCGGTCGTTGCCGCCTTCCAGCTTGCGCAGACGGCGTTCCATCTCACGCTCCCTGCGGTCACGCTCTTCCTCAAGGCGGTCACGCTCCGGCTCACGGTCTTTGTCGTGGTCGCGGAGCATCATCATGCGGCGAAAATTGTTCTTGCCCATAATCTATACCTCCTTAAGAAATGGACGCGGGCGCACCAGCGTGGGAACGGCAGAAGCAGCCAAAATACTTGAACGTGCCTGTGCCAGTGGCAGACGTTGCAACGCGGGTAGCGTAGCGGGTGCGAGTGTGGATGCTTTCAGCGGTTGCCTGAGCGCAGTTGCAGTCGGTCAGAGGGTATGCGGTCGTTCCTGCACCGATGGTAATGACCACAGGAGCGTTGATGGTGGTCGTGTCCGGGATGCTCTGGGCAACTACGATGCAATACTTCTCTCCGTTCTGGTATGCGCCAGCAGGGATGTTGATGGTCAGCGTGTCATTGGCGAACGTCACCGCATCCGAGATGACGAGGTGCGGGCACAGACGGCAGCTTGTTTTGCAAGCCATAATGTTTTCCTCCTATAAAAATCAGGGGCAGAGGTGTCTTGCCCCTGCCCCGATGGTTCACCCGGTGTTATCGGGGAGTGTGTTGGTTAGCAGCAGCCGCAGCAGTTCACGCCCACGTTGGGGTTTGCCACCTGATAAGCGGGAATCGGACGAGGATTGACCCGATTCAGGATGGTATCAGTCTGCTGGGACATCACGGTGGTCAGAAGCGCATTCTGCCGATCCTGAGAAGCGGCAAACTTGAGGTTCTGGTTCTCAGCGGTCAGAGTTGCGATCTTGTCCTGCGTGAAGTAGTCCATCATGCTGCGGAAGTTGGCGTTGCAGTTGTCCACGATGGCGCGGGCATTGTCTGCGATGGCCTGCCGGGTGGCACAGTCTTCCGTTGCGATGGTGTACTTCAGGTCGCCGATCAGCTGCTTGTTCTCGCAGCAGCAAGATGCCAGCTGCGTGGCAAGAGCGGTCTGACCCGCCTGCCGTGCGTTGCCTTCCTGCATGATAGCAAGGCTGATGGCATTGTCGCCGTTGGACACGCTGCGTTCCAGGCCGTTCACCAGCTGTGCGTTCTGGTAGCCAAGCTGACAGATGGCACTGTTCACGCCTGCAAAGCCGTTCGCGATGTTGGTGTTGACGCCGTTGATCTGCGCCAGCTGGTCATACCCCAGAGAGCAGATACCGCTCTGGATGCCCGCCAGAGAGCGGGAGGTATCCTGCTGATAAAAGCCCTCAGACAGAGCCGCGCGGGTGTCGTTGCCGCCCTGCCCGGTTGCGCCAGTGCCGACCAGATAGGGGATGTAGCTCGCCATACCGTTGTCGCTGCCGTTGCGCCCGTTGCCGTAGTTGCCCCAGCCGAAGATGATAGCGAGGATAATAACAGCCCAAAGACCCTCGTTGCCGAAGAATCCGCCGTTGTTATTGCCGCCGTCCTGCCCAGCCAGATAGCCAGTTGCAAAATCGTCCATAACAAAACTCCTTTCAGTTTTGCGTATGCTATCCCACCGCCGTATGCGATGGGCGAAGCCAAACAAATGCGGTTTTTGTCAAGTCCGCAAAACTGAGAAGCGTTTCGCTTAGAGAGATGCTTATTTTAGGGTTGTTAAGTCAGCTCGGAGGGTTGCCTTTTTTATCTTTTGAGTCATCCCAATTTTTGCTGGCAGCACCGAAAATGAAGCCAAGCATTAAAGGAACCCATATTTTGTCATCGCCACACAGATTGTTGATGTCAAAATCTTTTTCGGAATGGCTGTTTTCAAAATCATCCATTGCAAAGTCTCCTCACTTCGGAAGCGTCAAATTCAGGACGCTTGCCAGCTGGTTCAGGTCGATGCCACGCTCTTTGGCGAGGTTCTGCGCCATCGTTCGGAGTTGCGCTTCGTTTTTGCCCTGAATCAGGTTCAAGCCCTGCATGATAGGAGCATTCTGCCCGCTTAACTGCTGGATAAGACCCATCGGGTTTTGTCCGGCACGAGCCAGATTTGCAAGCTGCATGATAGGGCTGTGAGTAATCATATCAAACGGAGAGGACATCGCTTATTCTCCTTTCTTCGCTGCGGCAGTGGGTTTAGAAAAGCTCTTCTGCCACTTTTCCAGTTCATCCAGACGGTGGACGAGGGTGTTGTACTGCTCAATAGGCACATACTGCTGTGTCGGTGCAGCGGTCTGCTGTGCCTGTTGTGCTTGCATCTGCCGCCATGCTTCCGGGCTGTAAAACTCCTGCACATAGGATTCGCAGGTGTCTGGGTTAAGCCGCTTGCAGTAGATCACGCCGCTGCGCAAGTCTGGGCAGTAGGTCGGTCTGCCATACAGGTCTGAAGGTATTGCCAAAAATTCTTCCCTGCTGGAAACAGGTCTGCCGAGCAGCCAACCGCCATCTTGTGCCGACTGCTGAACAGGCTGCTGCCCATTCATCGGCTGCGGACGCTGCGGTTGTGCCTGTTGCATCTGCGTGTTGGGCAGGGAAGTGGCAAGCCCTACCGTGCCCATGCCGCCGTAAGGATTGACAGGCTGCTGCGGAACGTAAGGCGCTCCGGGTGCCGGATAATAGCTCATAAAACATCCCTCCTTGTGCATCCAGTGTACCGCATCGGCAGAAACCGAGAGACAACGAACGCACAACGAAGGGCAAAAAAGAAAAGCGGCAGACCCGAAAGCCTGCCGCTTCAATGCGTTTCGTGAGAAATCACACCCAATTAAAATTATGGTATCACACATCCAGCATTTTATCAATGATTTTCAACCTATTGCCGATTGATGTCCGACAATACGGCACACGCGCTGCAATATCAACTTGGCATAGCTGGTCAACGTACCGCAACCGGGCGATTTTCCGGTCATACCTCCCAAGCGGCGCACGTTTTATCACAGCTTTTATCTGTTCTGCATTAAGCCCTTGCAACGCTGGCGGAAAGACTATGCGAGCCGCCGCCACAGGCAGCACCGAGCCAGAAGGGCTGCGGCAGCTGTCCGGCGTTGCGCACCATAGTGCCAAGCGCGGCAAACCGGTGACAAAACGTCACCATTTCGCCAACGTTGTCAAAATGGTATGTTTTCGTGAGACCACGAAAACGTGCGCAGACCATTTTCGTGGCGTGCCGAAATTGCTCTTGTGCGGCGTACATTTTGCTGGTGTCAACAAAATGCTCGTATGTAGTGCTTGCCATGATATCCTCCTTACAGTGTGATTTCCTCAGCGTTCGCCTTGTCTTTCGCATCCAGAGCGTCGTAGTACGCCTGTGCAAGGGCTTCCACCTCTGCGATATCGTCCTCCGTCAGCAGGCCGCTGTCCAGATGGGTGTACGCTTTGTCCAGCCAGTATGCCACATCGCGTCCTGCGGCGATTTCTCGCTTGATGGAGCGCAGGGTCAGGTCGTGGCGGGCTTTGGATTTAATTGCCATGTGTGCCTCCTTATGTGGTAGTCATGGACGCGATTGCGTCCTCCAGCTTTTTGATTGCGATGTTTACGTCCCTCTGATACCCCAGCCGGATTCCCGCACCGTCACCAGCCTGCACCACCGTGTCAGGGCCGTAAGTGGTAAGGGCTTTGTAGGCGGCGATTTCGTCAGGGGTGAGCGGGGTTTCGATGGGAGTGGCGAGTATTGCATTCTGCTCAGCCAACGGCTTGGTGCTGTCGAAAGCCGCTTTATCTACCCTCTGCACTCGCACCCCTCTCTCCAAGTCCACCTCGTCACACATCCACTGCTGGCCTGTGCTGTCAGTGTAGCTGCCGCCAGAGGCGACGGGGATGCCGGGTAAGCCGCCGGGTGTGGGGAGCGTGAGGAGCTGTTCACGGTAGGGGGAGTAGGCGGTGATAGCGTTTCTTGTTAAAGAAACTTGAACAGTGGTATTTAACGTTGTACCTTTTTTGATTTGTAGGCGGAGTGAAAACTCCACGTCTCTGGTAAGCGTTACTTTCTGGTTTTGCACATCAGAGGAATATTTCCCGACGAAATAGAAGTTGAGCGTGACAGAAGGACTTAGCCCACTAGCCGTTAGGTAGTAAATACCACGAGTTAAAGGGTGTGCCACATCATCGTGTAAGAGTATGGTAAAATCGTTGGTAGCCGTACCAGTAATTAAAAAACCATTTTCATAGGTAGTGTAAGTTATTCCGTATACGGTCGATTTCACACCGGGTTTAGTGCCCTCTAGCATGTTTGCTCCCGTTACTTTCACCGCCACGCTCCCGTTCTCGCCAGCGCTCACGATAGGCACAGGTGCATCCGGCGTGGGTGTGCCGTCCTGCGTGCCGCTGTTGGCGCTGACACGGTAGTGCAGGTCTGCGCTGGTGACGGTCTTTGCGCCGTCGCTACCCTCAAAGGTGACGCACCCGCTCCCGGGCTGTGCGGTCACGCTGGCAGGCACGTCCACATAGCCGTCCACCACCAGCGAGGCGGGAGGATCAGCGCCACCGGGGATGTGCCAAAATGCCCGGATAGCCAGCCCGGCCCACTCGCCGGTTGCATCGACGTGCAGGCGGTACACGCCTCGGTTCTTGGTGTAGCCAAAGCGCACCAGCTGCTCATAGCCCGGCACTTTGACGACGCCATTGGATGCGAGAGATACGCTTTGCTCGATCATAAATTACTCCTTGTTGATGGTAGGCTTCTTTTCTGCCAGTGCCTTTTTCATCATGCTGACAGCCTTTTCAATCACACTGTCCAGCACTTCATCGGTGATGAAAGGCTTCAGCCAGTCCGGCAGGGCGCCGCGCAGCGCAGCAAAGACCTGTGCCTTTTTCTTGGCACCCTGACCGCTGCCCATGATGCTGTCCTCGGCGATGGTCACGAGCTCCAGTGCCCACTGCTTGACGTACTGCTTGTAGCCCAGCCGGATGGCACCAACGGCCAGCGCGGCAAAGCCGATGAGCATCAGTACCAGTGCGATGGGTGCGGGGATAAAATTAAACATTGCTTCCATAATTTAAGCTCCTTTCTGCTGTTCAAGATCTTCAATGCGATGGTTTGCCACCTTAATTTGTTCTTCCAGCACTGGCACACGCTGAGCGAAATTATTGTGCGCCCGGACTTCCCGGGCCAGCTCGTCCAGCTTAGTGTCGGTAATGGCCTGCTGTTTTTCCAGCTTGGCGTCCATGTTTTGAGCGGCCCTGCTGTTAGAGATAAGCACGCCGATCAGGCTCAGGCCGCCAGTTATGAGTGCTACGATGATCGCGTCGCTCATTCGCCCTCCCGGAGACGGGTCAGACCCTTCTTGCTGATGATACCCGTATAGTCCTTGTATGCGTGGGACATGTCCACGTTGGTGGTCACACCGGGTACACGGGCCTTGCTGGTATACTGCCACATGCCAAAGGGCCAGCTGGGCGCGGGCTTCTTCGTGCGGTAGGCAGCCAGCCACACGTCGAAGGGCTTCAGGGCCGCGCCGCCCATGTAGAGGAAGGTACTGCCAAACCACAGGCCAGTGTAGAGCAGAGCATACACGCCCCAGCTTTCCACCGTGCTCAGCATGTGAGCCGTCAGGTTGGTCAGTGCGGCCTTGTCCAGCGGCTTCTGCGCCTCGTCCTCGATGTCCACGGCCACCGGCAGCTCAAAGCTCCGGCCGGTGAGCAGCTTTTTGAAATAGGCCAGCTCCTTGTCGGCCTGTTCCCGGTTGACTGCCTTAAAATAGCCATACACGCCGCAGGGAATGCCCAGCCGCTTGCATTCTGCATAGTTGCGGGCAAGCTGTGGGTCAGTGTAGGGAGCACTGGGCCTGCCCGATCCGCTGTTGCCCATGGCACGAATCATCACGCCGTCCACCTTCCCGCTTGCCTTGACCTTCTCCCAGTCGATCGTGCCCTGATATCGGGACACATCCATGATTTCAGTCATAGCGTCCTCCTTACTGCGTGATTTCCTCAAAGCCGCTCTTGATGAGAATTGCCTTGACCTTCTCCTTCAGCAGGCGGGGGCAACGCTCGTACAGAGCCTTTGCGTCCTCCATAGTCTCAGCGAACATAATTTCCTGTGCCCACAACTTAGCCATCATACGTACCAACCTTTCTAATTTTTGTGTGATTTTATGCATAAACAATCTCGCTCATTTCAAGCAAGCATTGCTTGAGCATCTCGTTTTCTTTTTGCAGTGCCGCCACCGTCTCCGGCAGCTTCTTCCAGGCTTCGGCCTTTTTGCGCTCTTCTTCCTGCGCGGCCAATTCTTCTTCCGTATAGCGGATGTATCTCTGCACCGGCACCTGTTC